TTATTTGATCACCGGAATGTCCTTCAGGCGCGTGGTATAGCGCGGTGAAAGCATTTCGCGTTTCATTTGCCACGCGCTGTCGCCGGTGCCTTGCCCAGCGAACCAAACCTTCCCTTTACCTGAACGATTAATTGCATCTAACGCATTCATTAATTTGTCGGCATTAGCACGCGGCTGCTGCTGGCTGAACAGGTCAAATTGCGTGATGGATGACTGATAGAAATCGCCCAGCATTACACCCGCTTTGGCATAGCGAAAACCGTCGCGCCAGATGGCGTGTAAACCGCGCAGCGCTAACTCGACGATGTCACGCGTATCGGCGGTGGGGTAATCGGAGAGAAGCGGGGCAGAGTTGGCATATTGAGGTTCGTTTCCGTAGCGGCCGGTCGCGACAGATACGCTGACCAGACGGCAGCGTGAACCCTGTTCCCTTAGTTTCTCTGCGCCGCGGGTGGCATACAACACCACCGCCTGCTGCATATCGTCGAGGCGGGTGACGCGTTCTCCGAAGGATCGTGAATTCACGATTTGCTGTTTGGGCGGCGGGGCATCTTCAAGCGCAAGGCAGGACTCTCCGCGCAGCTCGCGGGCGGTGCGCTCAATGATCACGTCGAAGTTTTTGCGGATCATACTGGTGTTGCTGTCGGCCAGCTGCAGCGCAGTGCTGATCCCCAGCGCCTGCATGCGGCCAGCAAGACGTGAACCGATCCCCCATACCTCACTGATATCGGTAAGATTCAGCAGTTTTCGCTGGCGCGTCACATCGGATAAATCAACCACGCCGTTGGTTTTATTCCACTTCTTGGCAGCGTGATTCGCCAGTTTGGCCAGGGTTTTCGTTGGCCCGAAGCCGACGCCGATGGTCAGGCCGGTTTCCTTCCAGATGCGCGCACGCATCTGCTGTCCCAGAACCGTGAGCGGCATGAGGTTGTTGATGCCGGTAACGTCGAGGAAGATTTCATCAATCGAATACACTTCCTGTCCAGCCGCCATTTCGGCCAAAATCGCCATCATGCGCGCGGACATGTCGCCGTAAAGTTCGTAGTTTGAGCTGAAGACGTGTACGCCGTTATCGCGAAAGAAGCGTTCATTTTTAAACAGCGGGGCAGCCATTTTAATCCCGAGACGCTTCGCCTCAGCGGATCGCGCAATGACGCAGCCGTCATTATTGGACACCACGCAGATCGGTTTTCCCCGCAGGTCGGGGCGAAACACGGTTTCACAGGAGGCGTAAAAGTTGTTCGCATCAGCGAGAGCAAACATGGTTAATCCCCTAATGGACCGTTAAAGCCCTGTCCCGCCACATCCGTCAGCGCATAGGCCACCACGCCCCAAACCGGCAACGCCTGGTTCTCATCAAGAAGCGTCACCCGCTCCTGGTGATCCAGCGTTTGCAGCGCGGCTACCGGATTCAGCAATAATCGCCGAAGAACCAGTTCCCCTTCATTCTCGGCAATGATCAGTTGCCCATGCTGCGGCGTGAGCGCACGATCAATGGCAAGAATTGAACCTTTAACAATCCCGGCAGCGAGGTAATCACTGTCGCTACGCACCAGATAGGTGGAATAGGGTGAAAGGGACACGAGGTCGCCGAGGTTGAGGCGCGTTTCCCGGTAGTTCTGTGCTGGGTTTTGAAAAGCCATAACGATGCTCCGTCAGGAAAGAGCCGATTACGCGATGCAACGTAAGGCAAAAAAGGATAGTCCGCTTGCTAAGCCGATTAGAAAAATTCCATCTTTTCATACGGATGCTTAAGACAGCTGGCCAGGCGGCTGGCTAAATCGCCCTCATGGATCTCCAGCTTATGTCCATCTGGATCCAAAAAATAGAGGGAGTTGCCTTCGCTTTTATTGGTTTTCCACTCTACAACACCCAAAGATTTAAGCTGTGCTGCGCAGGCAGCAAAATCTTCAGGTCGGATACTGAATGCGTATTGGGTCTTTTTTTAAGCTAATGATTTATATAGTAAATTTATGAGCTGTCCCGAAATTTCCCGAAATTTTCCCGAAATTGCTATATCCAGCCTATACCATCACAAACTCATGTCCACGTGAATCCAGATACTTTTTGGTCATTGCGATGTTTTTGTGACCCAGCAATCTTTGAGCAAATTCTTCCCCATTTTCCATTTCATAGAGTCGGCTGGCAAGGCTTCTTATTTCATGGAATGAGGGTGGGTTTGCTCCAAATTTCAAACCGGATAATTCGCGCGCATCTCCGAATGAACCGGTAATAGCATCCGGGGTAACCGGCCCGGCTTTTCTGCCACCACGCCTTACTGAGGAATAGATCATGTGATCGGACGGATTGTCCTTTTTGCATGCTTCGATAACATCACGCAGCGTGACATCTACACCCTGTAATGTAAGTGAAAGCGGTAAGGCAAGTTTGTGCCCGGTCTTACCCTGAGTGACGAACAACCGATCGTCTTTAACGTCACTGAATTTCATCTTTGAAATATCTTCCCTACGCTGGCCGGTCAGGATCGCCAGGTTGATAGCGTTCTCAATCCAGCCGCCCATCGCCCTCGCAGCAAATCTAATTGCCTGGAATTGCTCAAACGAAAGACGTTCCCGCCTTACTTCTGGTGCAGGCGTTTTTGTGGGCTCGACTATGTTCCTCTCAATAACTCCCTCGACCACGGCCTCTCGAAATATATCAAGTAGCAAAGAACGCAACGCGACGGCCATGCTTCTCTTTCCATCTTCGACGTAGGCATCAAGGAAAACGGCTATCTCTCGCGTTGTCATAGCCTCCATCACCCGCCGCCCAAATTCAGTTCGAAGCGTAGCAAGTTGGTTAGCTCTAATTTTTTGAGTGGTTGGCTTAAGGTCGCGTCTTGCAAGAATTATGTTGTACCGATCAAGCCACTTATCAAAAGTGAATTCTGGAACCGCCTTAAGCCTGTCGAGCAGAGCCGATGGAATGTAATTCTGGTCGAGATAGTTGTTAGCCTCAATGGCCTGCGCCACCGCCTCCCTGCGCGAGATACGGCCAAGTGATAGCTCTTGCCCAGTTATCGGATTTCTCCATGAGTAGATTTGCTTGGACTTTCTGAATGTCAGGTTCCTTGGCAGGTTAGCGTCGTAATGTTCCGGCCTTTTCGACATGTCTCAATTTCTCCAATAATGACCCTTCTCGCGGCGGCCTGATTGATTCTGTTTTGCGCACTAATTTCTTCTTTTTCGGATCGACATATACCGAATCCGGTTCCAGCATGTACACCCGGCCGTGTAACTGCGGGCAAGGGTAGATGCGCCCTTCGCGCACCCAGCGTCGAAGGGTAGAAAGGGAAGGCGGTTTCGAATATGTCTCGTTCGCCCACTCTAAAAGGTTGAGTAGCTTAGCCATGATTTTCTCCGGGACGTTTTACCAGGTTTTGAGCGCAAATGAACGCAAGTTTTACAGATGTTGGTATATGACAACAAATTGCGTTAATTAGATGGGATGTAGCTATATGGCAACATTACTTCGGGTCAGGCCATAGCCAGGCGATGATGATTGAGATAATCAGGGCAACCCACTGAAGCAGGTCGCCAAGGGTTAATGGTTCGTCGCACGTAGTGGTCATGCTGCTGGCTTCAGGAAGAGAACCCAGTGTGTTTTGTCACTCTTGCCGGTGCGCTGCCAAATTGTTGGCTTATGGTCGGTGAGGGCGATAATTTTTCTTACAGGTATCTGTGTTTCATTCCATTTGAAAACCAGCGTACCGTGTGGCCGCAATACCCTGAATGCTTCAGCGAAGCCGGCGCGGATATCTTCTGGCCACGTTTTCTTATCCAGCGCGCCATACTTCTTTTTCATCCATGCTTCGTCGCCAACTCGCTCCAAGTGAGGCGGGTCAAACACCACTTGAGCAAAAGTGTTATCAGCGAAAGGAAGCGCGCGGAAGTCGGCAATGATGTCGGGGCTTATTTGCAGCGTTCTCCCATCGCATAAAACATGCTGCTCTTCCCGCCGATCGGTGAACAATGCGCGGTCATCCTGCTTATCCATCCAGAACATGCGCGAGCCGCAGCACATATCCAATATGCTTACTTCAGACATAACAACTCCTCACGCAGAGCGCGATAAAGGTTAATGGGGTGGGGTAAACAGCCCGGTTCAGGCTGGCCGACATGGAAGTTTAATAGTGCAAATAAGATGCAATATATTTGCTTTTGTAATTTTTGAGCCTACAGTTATTAAGCTTTACTTCATCCTCCAAAGATATGCGGCGGTCTTTTAACCCATCCAGGAATAAATTGGACACTCACACAGCCGTATCAGCTCAATTGTCCGAGCTAATTCATATTCTTACTACAAGCGAGAGAGGGTCTCTCAGCGTGGAAAATAAAGAAGAGATGATGGAAATGTACCTAGTATTAGGTGCACTTCTACAATGGGCATATCAGGCGAAGATTAAAGCCTAATCGTCGGTTTAATCGACATGAAGTGATGAACGCAGCTGGCCCGATAGGTACGGGTCTGCTGAAGTTCCTCATGCTGCCCTCCGATTCTTTTCTGCCCACAATTCCTTTGCATGGTCTTCTGGAACCTCATTAAGGCGGGCATAATCACCATAAGCCAATTTAGCTGCGTCGTTGTATGCCAGCGCAGCATCATGTTTATTGCTGAAGTAGCCAAGATGCTTTCCCTTAATACTTGAAGCCCACTTCCCCGCAAATTTTGAATAGAAAACCCCTTTATATCCTGACTTGCTGTCTTTGTGAGCCGCAGAGTTACCCATGTTCATAGCGCGATTAGCTTTGCGTAAATTACAGAAGGCGTTGTTAACACGGTTACCATCTATATGGTCTATATCTTCCTCAGGTATTTCTCCTGTCATGATCAACCAAGCCAGCCTGTGCTCATAAAATGTCTTGTTTTTTATAGATATGCATCGATACCCATTGCCTTTTATCCATCCAGACCTACCGTTATTTTTCAGGTTGTAGTTTGGATTCTTTCTGGTGAAAAATCCGGTTTCCGGGTCGTAAGCTACAACCTCATTAATTTCTGGCAGGGTAAGTCCACTCATTAGCGGTTCGCTAATTTTGCTTTCCATAATCGCCTCATATATGAAAAAACCGATTTCGCGGCTATCGGTAAACAGGTGAGCAGAGCAGGCTGGCTTGCGGACGGCGTTCGATTATGCGCGCCTTAATATGCTCGCAGCCGTCGTTGTTGGAGTAGATGCGCTCAGTGACCGGCATTGCATCGGCGGTGGCGGAGGTGATTAGCAGAACGAAGCCGATTAGCATGGTGGCATCTTGGGCTTGCGGATAACCTCGATGCAAAACCCATCATGTTCTTCTGCCTCTTCCTGCGCATCTTCTCGATTATCGTGAAATGAGTGCGTGATACCACCGATGCTAACAGGCTGTGCCGGATATTCAGCTATGAATCCATACGAGATTTGACATGCCTTGCGCAGTGCCAGCAACTCCCTAGCCATTTGACGCTGCTCATATGCAAAAAGGGCACCAACATCACTGCATTGGCTTATTTGCTCCAGCCGTTCATCGCTAATCATTGTGCCACCTCCGGCGCTGCTGCCAGGTAGTCAAGCAGTGCTTCCGCCATCTCTACCAGCATCGCATCATAGTTATGCGGCGCGGCCAAAATAACGTTGCAGTGCAGAGCAAGCTTCTGGCGCTTCTGGTTAGTGGTCATCACCGCCCCCTTTGGCTGCATCGGCGCGGAGTTCATCGGCAAAGGTGTAAGCCAGCATGGCGCGGTGGTCTGCGCTAATTGCCATCTCCCTGTCACCATTTTCGAAGTGTGACTTTCTCAATGCCGCGCTTTCCTTGGCGAACATCTCGACACCATCCGCCTTAAACCAGTTGATTACCTTTTCAGTTGCTGGACATGAAGGGAAGTGAGGTGACTCATCTGCGGGTGTGTAGCTGTCGGAAATATCGCTTCCATCACCGTTATACCCAAAGCAGCTTTCACGAATGAACTTACATAGCGCCATGTTCTCAGCAGCCAGGCAATTTGAACTCGATGACTGCATGAAGTGGTTGATGATGGCCTTAATAACCAATTCTGGATTATCGACATAAACACCATCCTCATCGCAGTGAATCTTGGTCGTATCATGAAACACATCTGTCAGCCTGTTCATCAGGTCTGCGTCGGGATAGACCGGAATGAATATCGCATCACGACGCGCTATCTCCGCCACCACCGCATCCAGCTGCTGCTGTAGGGACAACACGCGCTCTGCCAGTTCAATCACGACTTCTTCGTGGTCTTTGCCAATGTGAGATGGCGGATAACCCTGCGCCATGTGCTCAATATCGCTGTGATTCATCTTTATCTCCTGTGCCGCCGAGCGGCCTGATGCGCCAAACATCGCTGAGCGCAGGCAACAAAAAACCGCCCGAAGGCGGCTCTTTAATTTTCTACTTCAACCGTTATGGATGTTCGTACTGCTCAAACGTACGCGGCACCGGATCGCCGGGTTTGCGGAACTGGTCGTTGTCGCTTTTTCGTTCTTTCAGGTACATCAGGGTTTGCTTAGCCTGATACTGATCGGCAGGAGATAGTGAACCCGGCGTACCAGCGTTACTTGCAGCCACCACTTTGGTCAGGATTTCGATACCCAACCCGATCATTTCAGTGGTATCCAGAATGACACCACGATAAAGGGTATTGAGGTCTTGCAGATCTTCAAATTCCTGGTCGGTATGAGACATATTAAATCCTCTTTCAGGTGAGTAAGTTAGCCGTGAATTCACCATGACACCTTACGCTCACTGGCTGATAATGAATAGCAAAATACTGTATATATTAACAGTAATTTTGTGTCATAAATTTGGTTTAGTGCCGGTGATAGCTTTGCTTCGCTCTTCCAGAAAACGTATACGGCTGCGGCTGGCCCGCTGGCGCACAGATTCATATGAGCGGTTAAGCTTCCGGGCTATAACTTTGGGTGGGTTGGTTGCTGCAAGCTCTTTCAGTTGCTGTAACTCGTCTACTGTCCAGCGACGGCCGAGGCTGATTTGGTTGCCCCGGCGCTTATAGTCGGATGTTTGCATACTCCTCCCAGAGTCAGACTGCCGCCTCGTCCAGCTCCGCTTTGCGCAGCAGGTAAACATCGGTGGCTTTTTCGAGCGTTTCAGCCTCGCTCGCCAGCATGCGTGCCGCGTATTTGTAGCAGCGGTCCAGGCCAGCCACGTTTTCCGCTTCAGCTGCAGCGGCGGTGAAATCGGCAAGCAGCTCGTCTGGCGTGCGCGCTGGTGCACTGGTGTTCGTCGCCGGGTTAATTTCGCGCTCGGGCTGCTGTGCTTCGGGCTTGCTGTTGATCAGGTTGTTGAGTTCGGCACGGCTTCGCGCTGGCGTAACGTCACGCTCTGCCCGTTGCGATGGCTCGAATTCGTCCGGAGTATACACACCGAGAATCACATCCGGGCAGTAGAGGCGCGCCCAGTATTTAACTGCGAGGTACGCCAGCTGCTGCTTCGGCGCTGTTTTCCATAACGGCGAGTTGCGGGTGCCGACGAACTCCATGTAAAGCGGCTCGCCCCAGGTGATTTCCGTTTCGCCACGTAGCACCGCGCCGACGCGCACAAACAAACCTTTCTCATTTGCTGCGTTTTTGTCGCCCGGACGGAAGCTTTCCCAGTTACCGCCGTATTCGTATTTGAATCGTCCCTGAACAGCCGTTGAGCTGGTCACTACCGCATTGACCAGTTGAGCCTCATAACCCAGCGTGCCGTTCACCAGATGCGTTTTCTGTGCCACGGCGTAGGGGTTCATGCCCCATTGAGCCGCCTGCAATGCAACTGCCAGGCAGTCGGCTTTGTTGCCGGCCAGATGCTTTGGCACGGTTGAAACGCCCAGCGCCATCACTTCGGCAAATGCCTGCAACTTCTGCAAACCGGTAGGGCTGAAAATAGCGGCCTTGGTGTCCGCCTCGTTGATCGGCGGCTGCATCAAATCGTTGCTCATGCGATATCCTTTCTCTTAGCCCAGTCAGGGCGCGTTAATTCTTCTATGCCGCCCCAGTTACCGGACTGCATGCATTCGTGGTAGGTGGTCAGGTCGCGACGAAAGAGGTCGTAGCCGACAGCGACATCCTCTTCTTTCAGCTGGAAGGTGCGCACCGGGTAGCGGCCGCAATCAATCGACTCACTGACAGCGATGAAAACAAAGAGGGGGTATTCACCGAAATGCTTGCTGAATCCTTCGCGGTAGTAGGCGTCCTGAACGTGATAGCGGAATTCTTCGACGTGGCGCGCGAAGCGGATCATGTCTGCAACCTTCTTCACATCGACAATCACCGGCTGTCCTGACAGGAATTTGTCCGGTCTGATGCGGCACAGCTCGCCAGTTTCACCATCGTTCCAGTAAAGCGATGCTTCCTGATGGCCTTCTGCTTCCAGTAGCCAGCGCGCGGCTGGATGGGCTAGGGCGCTGGCGCGCATCAGCTTCAGTTTGCGTCCCTGCTCGGCATCCATAACCGTCATGCCGCTGTTCTCACAATCTTTGAGAAACTGCTTTTCGTCTTCCTTGCCAGCGGTTGTGCGGCGGTTAAATTCCGGGGCAACAATGAATCGTTTGTCGAACTCTTCCGGCTCCAGTAGCAGGCAGTGCAGAGCTGTGCCCATATCGAGTGCCGATTTCTTCTCTTCGTCTTCCGGCGCTTCCTTGCGCCACTGGAAAATGGCCGGGTTAATCGCAATGTCATCCAGCTGCGATTTGCTGATACCAGCGCCTGAGTGGTAATCCTCATTGCTGATATCGAAGTAAAGGCCAGGCTCCATCACGCCACCTCGTCGTAGCTGTGTTTATGCTTCCAGATTTCAATCGCCCGCTCGCGCTTCGCGGCGACTACCATCATGTCGCGCAGAAACACCTCAGCTGCCTCTACAGCGGCGTCATCCATATCGAACATGCTGACAGCCGGGTTATCGAAGTGACGCAGCATGAAGGCGCACATAGGGGCAATGATTGGGTTGTGCTTATGCTGCTCCATCATCGCGTCAACGCGCGCGCCGATAATGTCCAGCTCGTCATCCGGCAGAGAATCGGCGATAGCCTGAATCTCTCTGCCATCTTTTTCGTACAGGCGAAATCTCATTGGTGCGCTCTCCGTAGTAACTGCATTGCCATCTTCCACTTAGCGCAATCCCCATAGAGCTGCGCCTCTCTGCACAATGACTGTGCGCGTTTGAAGTAACGGTTTTTCATAGGGGTTTGCCTGGTTGGTTCAGCGTGTCGATAAGAGAGCGCCAGCCAGAGCGAAGGCGGCGGACAAGTCGGTCAAGTTGTGAGTCGTGTAGCTGAGCGGCACCCACGAAGGCACCGCCCGCGATTGCATATGACATCGTGGGTTCCTAAGTTTGGTTGATTGATTGGTGTTGAAAAAAGAAGGGAGCCATTGCGGCTCCCATAAGGATGATTCGGTCTGTTATTGATGCCCTCTAAGGCGTTGGTGATTAACACCGAAATGCCCATCTCTGATAGGCATTGCGCTGCTACCCGTTGTAAAATAATCCCTCACCCACGCTTACCGCATGAGGCACCTTATGAAGAAAAGCGGACTCCCTACAAAAATATGCACTGTATGCGGTCGCCCATTTACGTGGCGTAAGAAGTGGGAAAAGTGCTGGGATGAAGTTAAGAAATGCTCCGAGCGGTGTCGGAGGCAGTGAGGGCCGTTAGTTGCCCAGCGCCTTGGCAATGGCATCGCGCGCTCTGTCTATATGCGGCCTGAAATGTGATTCGATATAGTCCAGATCTACATCTGAAAGGACTAACTCGGCCTTCAGCATCTGAAGTGCATAGAGCAACTCAGGAGCCGCAGCAAAAAGCCTTCCATTAGCCTCGTCCTCAGACTTGTTCGTAGCGTAGCCACCCATATGTGCAATGCATTCGCCGTCTTCATTGGTGATGATTGTTCCGGCATCCGCATACAGCACTTCAAGTTTTCCTGTCGTACCCTTGAAATTACTCATCACTAACTCCCACATTTCCGGCATTACCGAACTACTGAAAAAAATAAATCCGCTCGGGGCGGGCTAGTAACCTGCATATTCGCGCATTGCTTCGACAATCTTTTGCGCTCGGTCAATGTGCTCACTGTCCTGTCCATCAGCGATTTGCAGCTCAACCTCTTCCAGTCGTTCTTCTAACTCCCTAAGCATGTCGCGCTCCCACTCGATATCGTTACTTTCAGGAATTTCGATGTCGTCCATACTCACCTCTATAAGTTCTGCTGCGTCCACGATGAGTGGACAGGTTGTTATTTGGATTTAGGCTTGAAACCTGTATGCTCTTTCAGCCGCTTGCGATACCACTGCATTACGTGTTCGTTCTTGAAATTGTCTGGGTCGAAAGGGTTTAACTTTTTCTTCATCGCTGCCTCGCCGTTAACACGGCACCTTACTCAACCATCCGGAATTACCGGATAGTTCACTTAATCTCATCGCGAAGATACTCAAGCTTTGCCAGTGCTGCCAGGTAACCGCGTTCCCACTGGATGGGAAGGCCTCCAAGCTTTGTCTTTCGCAGCTCTTCACGCACCATCACAATTGCCTCATTGATGATTTCTACCTTTCCATCTCTGATTGCCTGATTGCGTGGTTTTTTGCGTTGCTTGGGTAGATTGCGCAAACACGCTGGCATGTATGGCGTTGTCATTTTTTCACCTTCCAACTAATTAACCGTCAACGTACTCAACCAACCAGCCACCATAAGCAAAGCAATGACCAGCCAGACTATGGCGTTATCTGTGTTGCTCATGGGTGGCTCCAGATATGAAAAAGGCCAGAAATTAGCTGACCTTTGTGAATTCTGCGTTATCTTCTGGCCTGAATCTCTTAGGGCAATCGCCCGCAGTCCATAAGTTATTTGTCGTCCATTCCTTTGAGCCATCCAGCATGCGGATTGAGAACTTGCGCCCGCCAAATCCAAGGAATTTGCTATCAGTGTTTGGTGAGTTGCCGCTGTCTTTGTAAAACGCACCGCCAATAACAATCATCCCTTTTACTTTCAGCTTCTCAAGCCAGAAATCGCACCCGAAACACAGCTGATTTTGTATCAGCTTATCCTTGTGGTAATACGTTGCGAACTCAGGCATTCCGCACTCTTTGCAGATATGAAAGTAGTCGCCATCATTCAACTTTTTGGCGAAGTAACTTTCGTTGCGTTTGAAGCTCTGAATATCATTGTGACAGTCTGGGTTTTCCCTGTTGGCTTCACACCATTCCTCAATCACGTTACCCATACTCACCTCGCCGTTACGATGTCTTTTGATTTGCGATAGCCCATTTAAAGCCCAGCAATAAAACTATCGGCTATTGCTGCTGGCTATTACTGGTATGACTGCTAGGGTTAGTAATCACTAACAAAAATTAAGCGGAGTCCCCTTATGGGCCGAGTTAAGTTTCGGTGCCCTAATTGCGGGTCTCGACATTTTCAATTTACCTTCCACAACAAGAGCGATAATTCACCTCATGGCGCTGTTTGCGCTCAATGCGGCAAGCAGGTAAATGCCGAAAACCTTTATAGGATTCATGTCGCTTACTGTCGTGAAAAGGCAGATGAGAAGGGTTAAATCAGCGGAATGCTTTTTCCGCGCATCTTCTGCACTGCGTGAATCTGGCGACCAGCTTCGTTGCTGACCTTCTGGTATTTGCTGCTGATGCGATGCTCAACATATGCCGCCGCACCCGCCAGAATCTGCTTGTGATACTCCGTCTCGGTGTCGACTGCCTTCACCACACGATCTGCCGGCTTACGATTCAGCGTGAGGATAGGGCGGCACGCTGGCGAAGCTTTCACGCCAACCAACAGGGGGTTGGCTTGCTTCCATGCTGATTGCTTCTCAGCACGAGCTGCACGGCGTTTCTCTTGTGCGTTCATGGTCATTCTCCTGTCAGTTAGCTTTGGCGTTGTGGTGGCATCGTGGACCAGATACATCTGCGACCATCACGAAGTAGCTACCCACCACAACCCAAAGCTTGCTGCTTTGAATGTTTGCGCTTTTTCAGCGCCATCTGTTAAGGAGCTGGGACTCAATTCCTTGTCCCGTTGTTGCTTCAGCATCTTGCCGATGAGTTGAATATACACAATATGTGATTTTATAGTCAATCACGATTTGTGTATGATTTGCAGCTTACACGATATGTGTATGATTAAAATGTGATTTTATTTTTTGAGGGCATAAAAAAACCCCGCCGAAGCGAGGTTCATTCGATGATGTTGATTTAATCGGCTAAGCCAGTTCTTGAGTCGATTTTTGATTCAGACATTGAATACTTAGATACTTTGTCACCATCAAAGAGAACAACGAGTTCTTTTTTGCTGCCGGTCACGGTGTTGTGGAAGAGGCCATAGAAGGGGATGAAGGCTTTGCCGCTGACCTTGGCATTAGCAAATGTATACTTCCAGATTTCCTTGCCACCATCAGTGAAGTTCACGCTATCCGCTGATCCGAACATAGCCTTAACGTCACTCTTAGTTGTCACGCCTTCTTTGATCTTATTCTGCATTGTGACTTCGCTTTCTTTCTGAAGCGCGCGATTACCAGAAGAGGCACAACCAACTAACGAAACTGCAACCAAAGTGACTAAAATGAGTTTTTTCATATCCCTATACCCAGAAAAATAAAGTGAGACTAATCCTAACGATTCCTAGGCGCAATGAGAAGCAAAACTAAACTGATCGGCAAACACAGAAAAGACAATACCGCTCTGAGGTTAAGCGCGGACAAAATCCTGGAATAACACTTTCTTTTTTTTCTAATCAACGATGGTCTATTAGATGCTTTAAATTGAGAGTTCTACCGCTTCATTATTGCTGCTGACAACGAAGCACTCAGAGCCTTCCGTTTACCCGTTGGTTATCTCTTAAAACATCTATCGCCGTCTGCATAGCAATTTTTTTGTCTCGCTTTTTTAACATGGCTTGCTGAATCTGCAAAAATTCAAGCAGGGTTCGCGTGTTAATTGGGCGGCCAGTTTTGCCTACCTCAAGTATGGCATCACCAAGGATGATTTTTACAGGTGGGAGTTGGGATGGATACCAGTTCAGAGTGTCTTCGGATTTCATAGTTAATTTCTTTGGGACGGGCATTATAACATAAAAACATCATTCACGATGACGTTGTGTTACTCTGATTTGTTCGATTTTTAACCAGAGGTGTTTATGGAGCTTAATGAAGAGCGCATTTTGATGATTACAAATGCTATAGGTCTGGCTGTATTAGAGCTTCGATTCCGTGAGGAGCTGATCACTGAGTACACGTTGTCTGAAAAACTGGAGGAAATGAAGGACAGCGAAGTTAACGTGTTAGGTAAGGGGGTTTGCGGTGATGCGGCTGAGTTGGTCAGGGGTGGTAAGTTGCCAGTGGTCTAAAGGCCGAACGCTACAGGATAATGTTGCGTCGGGCATGAAAAACCCGGCGCGGCGGCCGGGTTAGTCTAGTGGGCGAGATCGAAAGTCTTTAACAAATTGTCTCTCAGGTAGACCAAAAGAGACAGATGAGAAACGCCACCATCTCGATTAAGTAACCTTTTGTACGCTCTAACAAACAACAACTTAACAGTAATAAAGAATGCTAAAGACAAAGATGAGAGAGTAAACGTAAATGGGTTTGCAATGAATGAAAGCTTCATTGCCTCTCTAAGTACAGCTTTATGCCTTTTGACTTCTTCGTCTTGAGTCGGAGCAGGAATGCTGAATGGAAAGAAAAGCACCAACGGCGATACAAGCAGTATTACTGCGTTAAACCACCACCTATCAACTATGTCATAATAGGCAACGGCCTGTGTCTTCTGATTGCCGTTAAAACGCTGATCTTTCAAAATCTCCTCGGCCATCCTAAATACTTTCTCTTTCTGCTTCAGACTAGCTCGCTTGCAGACGGCAGAGTAAACATAAATTCCTATAGCTGCGACGATGATTAAAAGTTCATTCATGATTCACCTCATGACCCATCATCACCATTGGATTCTTCATTACTTCTATACCTCAAGGATAGCAATTTAGCAAGCCATCCCTGTGTTTGAGGGGTGTAAACACGGTTAATATACGTCCTATAAAATGGATATAAAACAACCATTACTATGACAAACTTACCTATGGTTGGGCCTTTGTCATAGAGGGCAAGCATGAAGTCGCCTCCCCTTGATATTGCATCCGGTATCCATGACAGCTCGATAAAGCATTCTTTCATCTTATTGATTCCATTCTGCTACCCAAACGTCTCTTCCGGCCACTGCGCTTTAACCACCTTTCCAATAATGCGAATGCTATGGTCGCAGTCGATAATCCTGTAAGAAGGGTTTAGCGGCACCAAGTAACTAACACCACCGTCCAGCTCGTACTTCTTAAAGGTCACCTCGGAATCGCCATTCGCTGATGCAACACAAAAATCGCCTGTCTCAACCGGTTCTGCCGGATCAACCAGGATTAGCATTCCTTCCGGGAAGCTTGGACGCACGCCTTGCGGCGCTGTCATTGAATGACCTTTAACCTCAAGCCAGAAGGCTTTTTCGCTAGCCTTTTTAGTTGTTGGCACCCATGCTTTAGCATCACTGGCTGTGTAGCTGCCTACTTCAGCAAATGGCCCGGCCTGAACGGAAGCGAACAGCGGGTAGTCATATTGTTTGAAAACAGCATCAGACTCATCACCAAACATGATCTTGGCCGGGGAAACGCCGAGCGCTGCGCCGAGCAGTACCGCATCATCTGCGCTGACCTTTCTGGTGCCTAACTCATAGTTTCCAAGCCGAGAGGGAGCCGCCCAGCCACATAGCTTGGCAAGCTGTACTTGGCTAAATCCTTTAGCTTCTCTCAGGGATTTGATCCTTTCCCCAATAACTTCATGCATTGTTTTCATTCGCCTAATTTAACACGCAATGTGATTACACTCTGTACACGATTTGAGGTTGACTGTTAATCACATTTTGTGTGTAATGTCTGTGTGTATAACGCTAGGGAGGATGCAATGAATAACATTGCCCAGCAGCGAAAGAAAATCGGAGTTTCGCAAGCTGTTCTCGCTTCAGCGATTGGTTGGGGTCAATCCCGAATTGCCAACTATGAGCTGAACATCCGTACTCCTGGCCTGAATGATTGCCGTTCAATCATTGAAGGCCTAAAGAAGCTGGGTTGCCAGTGCTCACTGGATGAAGTTTTCCCTCCTTCGAAAGACAAAGCCGCTTAAGCAGTACCGCTCTTAAACATCCCCGCCCTGAAAAAGGGCAGTAATCAAACAAACGATTCAATGACGTGACTGCATTCCGCAAGGTCACGCAACTACTTACATCACATGGAAATTATCGAATATGGAACATGCAAAACACAGCAAAAGAGTACGTGAGGTTGAAAGCGAATTGCGATCCCGTCTGGTAACGATGGGGCAAGGCAATTTCGCGAAGATGGCTGGCTGGGCTGATTCAAAGGTCAGCCGGTTAAACATTCACGACATGGCTGTGACTTTCGTTCTTCTGGAGAAGGTATGGGAGACGAGCTTAATCAGGGAAGTGGCGCGGCAGGCTGTTGAAGCAGTGTTGCCACTAAAGCAAAAAGTCCCAGCTGCGCGAACAGCTGAGACTTCTCAAATCACTATCGAATTCTGAAACCCGATGGAGAGATTATGTCAAAGAAACACGTTGTGTACCAGGCAGAAATGCACAAAAACCTTACCCGAGTCGAGTTCTGCAAAGCGTTCAACCCGAAGGTGGCTGAGAAGTTAAAGCAAATTCTGGAAGAGCACAGAGCGAAGGAGAAAGGGCAATGAGTAACGTAGCCAGCCTTGCCAAAGCAAGAGAGGCCAGAAAGAGCCAGGAGACGCCGCATCATGGCGTTAAGGGGTATGCCTTGCTGCACCGTAAAATCAAGGAGCTTCCCTTTTACAGAACGGATTCTGAAGCTGTTCACCTCTGGATTCACCTCATCCTTTCAGCGAATCACGCGCCTGCTTCGGTCAATACAGAATTCGGCGAATTACTGGTTAACCGGGGGGAGTTCATTACCGGGCGAAACACGCTGGCATCTGAAACGGGAATCACAGGAGATCGCATCAAGTATCTGCTCAACAAGTTTGAAAAGCTGAGCATGATAAGCCGCATTTCCAACAAGAAATTCACCCGGATTTCGGTCACAAAATACGACGATTATCAGCCTAATTTTGTGCCAACAGATTGCCAACAGAGTGCCAACGCAACGCCGCTCACACCAAGGGCTAGCGATGAGGTTGTGCCAACAGAGTGCCATCAAAGTGCCACAAACAATGAATTACTAACTAATAACTCAATATCTAAAGATATTGAGTGTGCAACTTCCGCATCAAAACAGGCTGACCAGAAACAAAGACTTTCCTGCGAAGAGGTATGGGAAGCACTCCGTGACTGTGTGCCAGATGCACGCGGATGGAATGTATTAACTCCTGCACGCCGCAAGCTGATCCAAAAGTTCTGGCGAGAAGCCCGACCCATTGCCAGGCAATTTGGTGATGAACAGCCTTTCGGCATGGAAGCATTCCGCCAGTATCTGACCTACCTGCACGCCTCATGCCGCTGGATGTTTGAAACACGCTCTGACCAGGCAACAGGGAAGACGTGGCAGAAACGCAACTACGAATACATTCTGAGCGCAGAGATTTATGCGCAGGTTCGCGAAGGAGAGCGAGATGACCGATAACCTGTTGACCCCACCGCATAACCTCGACGCTGAGCAGTCAGTGCTGGGCGGCATGATGCTGGACGGCGGTGAAGAACGAACCCAAAAGGTTCTGTCGATTCTGAAGCCGGAGAGTTTTTACAACCGCACTCATGGCGCAATGTTCGAAGCGATGCGCGAGTTGCTCAAACGCAACCAGCCGATTGACCTTCTGACCCTGTCAGACGAGATGGAGCGCCGGGGCACGCTGGAGCAATCCGGCGGCTTCGCCTACATCGCCGAGATGTGCAAAAACGTCCCGTCAGTGGCAAACATCGTGCATTACGCCATGGCGATTCGTGACTGCGCGATGGAGCGCTATGCAATCCAGAAGCTCGCCGAAGCTACCGAAATGCTTTACCAGCGCAGCACCATGGGCGCAGCGGAGAAGCTCGAAGCCGTAAGCACGCTGACCAGCCAGATTAGCGACTACGCCAGGACAGGAAGCCGCCGCGGCCTGCGCTCATTCGGTGAAGTCATGGATGGCTGGGTAACCGATTTGGAAAAACGCTTCGATCCGTCAGGTGAGCAACGCGGACTGAGCACCGGCATCCCTTCACTCGATCGCATGTTGTCGCCGAAAGGCCTGGTGAAAGGTTCGCTGTTCGTTATTGGTGCGCGTCCCAAAATGGGCAAAACCACGCTGTACACCCAGATGGCAATCAACTGCGCCATCCGTGAGCAGAAGCCCGCGCTGATGTTCAGCCTCGAAATGCCCGCTGACCAGATTCTGGAAAAGCTGGTAGGCCAGAAGTCAGGCGTCAACCCGAGCATTTTCTACATGCCCGCCACCGACGACGCGAATATGGAATATCAGGGCGACTACGATGGCGATTTCGAGAAGGCCATTCAGACAGCTAACCGCCTCCGCGAGCTTGAAATGCTCTACATCGACGACACGCCCGGCCTGTCTCTGGCGCACATCGTTGCAGAGTGCCGCAAGGTCAAGCGCCAGAAGGGAGCAGTAGGCATGGTGTTGGTCGATTACCTCACCCTGATGACCGCTGAGAAAGCCGATCGCAATGATTTGGCCTACGGGATGATTACCAAAGGTCTGAAGAACCTCGCCAAAGAGCTTGGATGCGTTGTGGTGCTGCTGACCCAGTTGAACCGCGAACTGGAAAAGCGCGTCAACAAGCGTCCGTTGCCTAGCGACTCCCGCGACACCGGGCAGATTGAGCAGGATTGTGATTACTGGGTAGGTATTCACCGTGAAGGCGCATTTGATGAAAACGTGCCGGCCGGCGAAACCGAGCTGTTACTCAGACTGAATCGCCACGGTAACACCGGCACCGTTTTCTGTTTGCAGCGTGACGGCGCTATCTACGACATGGATCAACAATTGGCACGGGCAGAACGCGATTCGCGTCAGGCTCCAGCCAAAGGCCGAAACAAAGGGGGTTTCTGATGTCAGTAATCATTAAAGGTCGGTATGTGAAAGTCCTACATCCGAATAATTCGATGGCTGATTTTGAAGTGCTGCTGTCGAACTGCAATTCACCGGAATCCATCAAGGGCTGGGCATCTCACTTGCTGGAGAAAAACTGGGTGTCGCGTCAGGTTTCCGATCGCTTTATCACGATGCTGGCTAAGCGTATTGGCGCCGACCGCAGTGATTGCCTGCCACCTGAATTAACACCCATGACTGACACCCAGCGTGGCTATCTGGCTGAGAAAGTCGCCATGCTTCGTGGAGTTCTGAAATCGGCGAGGGCTGCATCATGACACAGGTAATTCACGGCCTGACCCGCGAGCAGTTAATCAAGCGCGTATTCGGCGAAACCAAAACGGCACAGCGCGATTCCCGTTCCGATAATGGCGGCAAGAGCAAGAAGGGTAAATGAGATGGATTGGCAATGGAAAGAAATCAACGGAGCAAGCGACATACCTGTGGGGGATTGGCTTGTAACCCTGGAAGACGGAACCTTACACACCTGCAAGTGCAGAAAAATCGCGAATGGAACTATGCCAATCATCGGCGGCAAGTTTCACTTTGATTGCAAAGGTGTCATAGCCATCATGCCGCAGCCAAAGCCATTTACGAGAGGCTAAATATGAACAAGCTAACCACTGAGAAGTGCCGAACTCTTATAGAACGCCTTAGCGAAGACAAACGAGCATGCCGAATCAGCATCTTCGGCGAGCTGTACCTGCAAGCCCTTGAGATTGCGCTGCCAGTGCTGGAGCAGCAGGGTGGGTGGATTAGCTGTAGTGAGCGGATGCCGCCAAGCAAAACTGGCGTTCTGGTTGGATGCCAGTACGGATACGGGTGGGCAACAAAATGGGCGACTCTCATTCACGGGCATCCTGAAGCTAGCAAAGAGGGTTGGCTCATACCTGGCGCATCATGGGTACCAACACATTGGCATGAGCTGCCCGCGCCGCCTCAACCACAACCCCAAACCGACACCTGCCGTCAGATTGATAATGATGGCTGGGTTGAGTGGAAGGGTGGGGAGTGTCCTGTCGATAAAGTCGCGCAGGTTGAGTTGCGCTGGAGTAGTGGAATGGTCGACAAAGGTCGTGCAAGTAATTTCGGTTGGGATAACAGAATTGCGCAGGGATTTGACAGCATCATCGCCTATCGGGTGATTGAGATTGATGGGAGGGAAGAATGAGCGCACTAACCCCAAAAGAAATTGATACCGTTGCATATACGCTTGAAAAGCTAATCGAGTGGGCGCGAAAAGCCACTGAAACTGAAGGCGTCCAGTTTCACGGACTTCACCCTGTTGAATCGGCAGAGACTGTGCTGAAGTTCCTGAAAATGAAATCGGGTGGTGAGTTATGACAACCCAAACCAACGGCGATGATTGCCAAGAAAGTGGAGCGCGGGAAGTCAGCAGGAAGCAATTTGAAGCTTGGGCTGGCAGTGTTTACGACACTCGACTCCTGAAAGATGAGAAGGGTAATTATCGTGGAAGCGTTCTCCAGCAGATGTGGGAAGCATGGCAGGCCAGCCGCGCTGATATTGCTATCGAAATTGACTGGCCCGAAGCAAACGACGATTACTGGAAGGATGGAGAGGAAGGTGCCTACGCTCGCGGGCATGAAGATGGCAAAGACAAGACTTCATTTGCTGTCAGGAATGCACTTAATTCCGCTGGAATAAAGGTGAACCCATGAGCAACGTAATCCCCCTCAAGAAACCTGAGCACCTCATCCCTGAGCATGAACTCCGCGAACTGGTAAACGAACTCACTGATATTTCCCGCAAATATCATGACTTCGGCTGCCTGCGAGAAGTTATCAGTAAATGCGTCAAAGACGCCCTGAAGCGAGACAAGCGCGATGGAGAAACAGACCTACCTGCTTCGTAATAACAATGTCAGACAGAACTGCATCAGCGCCATCCAGCAACTTACCACCGATACCGACAAACCTCTGCAAGTAACCATTCAGGAAGATACCCGCAGCCTTGCGCAGAACCGCATGCTTTGGGCCTGCCTGCATGACGTTTCGACACAGGTGGTGTGGTATGGGCGGAAACTCGATTCGGAGAGCTGGAAGAACATTTTCAGCGCGGCGCAGCATCAGCAGGACACAGTGCCGGGCATCAACGGCGGCTTTGTCGTTCTCGGTAAATCAACCAGCAAAATGCGCGTCAGTGAAATGCGAGATTTAATCACCATCATCCATGCCTTCGGTGCAGAGCAGAACGTCAGGTTCAGCGATGAATCGGCACGCGCCGCTGAATGGGCTAACAGATTCGGGAGTGCAGCATGAGCAAAGGCAGATACCAACACCACACGCAGGAAGAGTGCAACAAGGTAGGGAAGCTGAGAAAAATGGGGCTGACATACGCAATCATAAGCCAGCGAATGGGATGCAGCATCGATACATGCCGCCATATGTGTGCGAGGGCGAGATGAAGAGACGCAAATCCATCTGGGAGCGCTACGAAAACCACGCCATCTACGACACCAAATCACCCCGCAAGAAACACCATCCACAACCCACCGAATCCCAAGTGACCACTTTCAGCTACCTGGAAGGGCTGCGCCAATCTGTGGCTAACAGAGTGAGGTTCACGCGATGAGAGAGCGATGCCACCGCTGCCACACCATCCTCACCAGTGAAGATAAGCACTACTACGAAATCGCATGCAACCAATGCGAAAACGACCTCAAGTGGGAGGAGTATGAGCAACACAACCCCATCAAATCCGCCTACTGGCGCTGGCGAGCTATCTGCTTTGGAGTGCGTTGGCTGCGCTTCGGAACTGCCGCCATCACATGTATATGCCTGCGACCAGTGCTGCGCTGGCTGGATGGAAAACGAGAACAATCGAATGCACGGAGAGAGCGATGACTAAATTACGCAAAGAAGCGCGGGGCAGGGAATGCCAGGTCAGGCTGCCGGGTATTTGCAATGGCAATCCTGAAACAGTAGTTCTCGCGCATTACCGTATGCCTGGCATTTGTGGCACCGGAATGAAGCCTGATGACCTGTTTGGCGCATGGGCGTGCTCAGGCTGCCACGATGAGATAGACCGGCGCACACGTCGCTGTGATGTCACAGAGGCGCGCATAGCCCATCTGGAAGGTGTTATTCGCACACAGGACGCTCTGTTGAAAGAGGGTAAACTCAGATGCTAGATATCCAGAAAGTAAAAGAATTGCTTTCGTACGACCCAAAGTCAGGCTTTTTTACTTGGAATGTGGATAGGACGGGCGGAGTAAAAACAGGAGATAGGGCTGGATACATAAATCGTGACGGATATAGAGCTATTAAGGTTCAGGGAAAGCTTTATGCCGCTCACCGCATTGCGTTTCTGATGATGCATGGCTATCTGCCAAAAACAATAGATCACATTGACAGAGACAGAGATAACAATGCAATTAGCAACCTCCGCGAATGCAGCGAGTCTCAAAATCAATTTAATAAATCAGCACTAAAAAGTAACACGTCTGGAAAGAAGGGAGTTACTTGGAACAAATCCGCCGGGAAGTGGCAGGCGCAGTCAACCCACGCAGGAAAGCAAAACTATTTAGGAATTTATGATTCTTTGGAGGAAGCCTCGGATGCCTACCAAAATTTCTGTAGTCAGAAGCATGGTGAATTTTATGCAGGGAGAGAGCGATGAACGAATACCGGATTGAGCTACCCTGGCCGCCCGGAAACAATCACCTCTTCTCAGTGTTCCGCGGCAGGAAAATCAAAAGTAAGAAAGGCAGGGAATACACCACCGCAGTAGTAAAACAAGTCACCGAAGAAAATCAGCAATACCATTTGGCCGGCAGGCTGAAAGTAAAAATCCTCGCATATCCACCTACACGCGCCCGGCGTGACCTGGACAACCTCTTCAAAGCACCTCTCGACTCACTCACCCAAGCGGGCGTCATAGCTGACGACAGCCTGATTGATGACGTGCGCATGGTTCGTTGCGAAGTGGTGAAGGGCGGCAGGCTGGAAATAATTATCACTGAGATGGAGCAAGCAGCATGACCGACTACCTAAAAGCCAAGTGGCAGAAGCTACGCATTCTCAAGATGCGCGGCATGTATGAGATCAACTATCGAATCATCCGCAATACAGCGAAAATCATGGGAGGGCGACATGCGCATTGAACGTGACTTTCAGCAAATCGTCAGGCTTGCCGGTGTGCGTAGCGCTGCTGATATGCGTCGGCTGTTTGGAACTGGATGGAAGACCATCAACCGATCGCAACAGGCATGGATTCGCCACCTCTTAACCGTTTGGGGGCAGCACCTCGGGGGTGAAGATTACGATCGGGGTGAAGTGAACGTTATCGGTCGCCTGATGATGCGCTGCGAATGGAGCGAACAGAAGGGCAGGCAGATAGAGAAAATCGTGTCAGAGTTGCACTGTGAAGGCCTACGCGGCGAAGAGTTGTTCCGCAAAGCCCGTGACCTGCTGATCCCGCAAACCTCAACAGCAAACATCATCGCTCTCGCCAAAGAATCAGATGATGCTGCTTTCGTTGAGACTGTCATGGTTAAAACCTTCGGGAAGGACAACCCGATTAAGAACGTAGCCAGATTACGATATTGCAAACGCAAGAGCGTGCAAAACATCGGGGCATCGCTGATTTATTTCACTGGCATCAGCACCAAGGAAGCACGAAACAGAATGGAATGGGCGCTGGATATCCTTGAAGGAGAAATGTTTTACGCAATTAAGCGAGAAATGGAGAAGGAGATTCCTAAAATGGCAGCTTGAATAGAAAATAAGCACGAATAGCCAAAGACAAAGGGCAAGCAACCTGGCAAAGTTATGTCATGCTCGGGAAGTAAAGCGTACTGAGCGCTGGCTAACCGGTCAGTTGCAAATAATCTGTGATAATTAAGAAGCCATGCGGACTCACCATCTGCGAGGGCTTTTTTGTATTGTCATGTAAATATTGAACTATCAGATAAAGCTGCAACATTTAAGTGATACTGTTCCATGGCTGCAGCTAATCCCCCTAAGCGGCGGGGTGTAAATGGTTCTATCAGCTAACGCTGTGTGTAATCGTGCACAAGTCGGTTTGACCATTCAATGGCTTACCGGGAGGCACCCGGAGCAGCAGCTTTAATTCATCCACACCCGCTTGGCATCTGTAGTTAAGGGCTGCTTAAGGTGTGGTTGTTTTAAACTTAAATCATGTCGGTTCAACGACACTCTTTAAGAAGTCGCCCTTTGGCGGCTTTTTTCGTTTTCGCCCCTGCCAATCAACTAACTCTCACCCGTGATCCTGTCTGGCAGTGGGCGACTTTTATGCATAAAAAAATCCGCACTCAGGCGGATTCTTCAATCTTGGCTACCTAACGGCAACCGGGCTTTTCTCTCTCGACAAGATTAAAGCTAACCGGGCTTGCTCAGTTCAGAAAGTAGACAATTCCTAATTGAGCCAGCTCCCTCACACACAGAGGGGGTCACATGAGTATCGATATGAGCAAACTGGCTTCAGGCGCAGCATATGGCGCGTCAGCCGGGACAATTGCCAACGGTCTTCTGACCCGGCTTAGTCCCGATGAGTGGAGCGCTGTAGGCGTCCTGGCCGGTATTATGGTCGCCCTGCTAACGCTCGGCATCAACTGGTATTACAAACGCAAAGCAACGCTGGCGCAGATTAAGGCGCTTCAGCGCTGGCCTACCGCACCCGACCTCACCGAGGAATAACTATGGCAATGTCAAACTCACTGCGCAACAAGCTGATTGCTGCTGCGGGCGGCGGAGCCATGCTTATCGCTACGGTATTTCTCGGCGGCAAAGGTGGTGTAGAAGGGCGGGTGTATGAGCCTTATAAAGATGTGGCTGGTGTCTGGACTGTCTGTGACGGCATTACCGGAGACGGGGTTGTCAGAGGCAAGACTTACACTGACAGAGAATGTGATGCACTGTTAAGTAAGCGATTAAGCCAGATTAAAAAGCAGGTTGATCCGCTTGTTAACGTACCACTAGGTGAATACCAGCGTGCGGCGCTTTACTCCTTTGCCTATAACGCGGGTGTAAGTGCCTTTTCCAAATCAACGCTACTGAAAAAGCTCAACACAGGAAACATTGAAGGTGCATGCGATGAGCTTCGACGCTGGATCTACGCTGGCGGGCAAAAGTGGCGTGGACTGATTAACCGCCGCGACATGGAGCGGTCACTTTGCCTGGCGGAAAGCGCGAATGAAATATAGGTTCGAAGCAATCCTTATCGCAATCTTGCTGGGGCTGGTAGCCGCATTAGCTGTTCAGGCTGCCATCTACCGTGGCAACGCCATTGACTACAAGGCGCAGCGTGATAAAGCAGCAGAATCGCTAAAGCTGGCGAACGATACCATCACTGACATGCAGGTGCGCCAGCGCGATGTGGCTGCGCTCGATGCCAAATATACAAAGGAGCTAGCCGATGCGAATGCTGAAAATGACAGGCTTCGTACTAAGTTGGCTAATGGTAGCCGGGTGCGGGTCGCAGGTGGGTGTAAGGTCGAAACCTCCGTCACCGGCAGCATGGGCAATGCAGGAACCGTCGAACTCTCTCCAGGTGCTGGATCAAACATTCTCGATATCCGGGCAGGAATCATCAGCGACCAAGCCAAAGTGAGATATCTCCAGCAGTACATCACTGAGCAGTGTATGAAGTAGCTCATAACCTCTCAGTCAAAAGATGACCCAACAATGAGCCTTATCAGAGTTGAGCCAAAAGAGAGTTTTGAAGGATCTTTATTTTTGTTGTGGGCTGAGCCTACGCCTTATTAGGTAATACACAAGCATAAGCGGCTGAATTACTTTTTTGTTTACGCTTGGCTCACAAGGCAAAGAACGACCGCGCTTCACTTTTAACATCGGGACTACCTTTAAACTTCAGCCCATAAAGTGAGAGGTGGTTATGTCGGAACGTCCAGATTATGTTGAGCCAGTACCGGATGACGCTGAAAGTCCGGCGTACAGGGATGACGATGAAGAAGACGATGACGATGAAGAAGTCTAACCGTCTTAGAAATTGATTTTTGCCTCATCACCAACCGTCCAAATAAATGAGCCTGACTTCGGTCGGGCTTTTTTGTGCCTGAAGTAAACCCCGCGCTCCGCAAGCGCATTTGAATCCATCGAACCCAACCCTTTGAAATGAGCCTTTGAGGAAGTCAGTGTGTGCTGGCGAGCCTTCGATGGGCTGATTTCCTATGCGGCAAAGGTTCATCTCAAAGTAAGGTAGAACGCAATGACATATCCAACTGTAGTGAATGGCATGGACTTTCGTGAGCTGGTATTTCTGACCGGCGCGGAGTCGTCAACTGACACTTTCAAAGTGGCGCTAGCGTTTGGGAAGGATCACAAAGACGTCCTGCGTAAAGCCCGTGCCGTTATCAGCCAGTGCTCAACCGATTTTGCAGAGCGCAATTTTACGCTTTGCCATGAAAACAATGAGTTACAAAACGGCAAGCCACAGCCTTTCTACCAGATGACGCGAGATGGATGGACGATGCTGGTATTCAGCTTTACCGGAAAGGCTGCAATGGCATTCAAAGAAGCCTACATAGCAGCTTTCAACTGGATGACCGACATGATCCGTCAGGGCGTTGCAAACCTTGAGGCCGAACGAAATGCGGCGGTGCTTGAGTTCATGAAAGAGAAAGATGTTGCCAGCATGTCAGGTCGGCTGCTGAACCGATGGGGAAGAGTGAAGAAGCCGCAACTGCTAGCGCGTATTGAGCGAATAGACCAACACGGCCAAATCACCATACCCGGCTTACCAAAGTGATCATCACAAGGCGCATTTACGAGTGCGCCTGATGATGAATTCATAAGATATTTCCTATAGGTCAGTTCTGCTGTATAAAGGTTGAAGAAATAAGCGGCGGCTGTCTTTTGAGATTGGTATTAACCTTCATTGTTGTTGGTGCAAGTGGTGGCGCACTTGTCTTTTTGTTAAATTTCGCAATAGCTGAACTAATTAGTTTCACCTCAACCTATCTCTACGCAAAAGGAGCCTATATGACTAAAAATTTTATGGAAAGAACGTTAGATTGGAGCAAAAACTCATTGGTCAGCCGTGGCTTCAGGGTTACCTGCTGAAGAGCTTGTGAAATTCAAGCGAAAGCCAATTTCTACTAACCGCCTCCGGGCGGTTTTTTATTGGAGCCAATATGACCGACACCTACCGCATCACAGTAAAAACAAAATCAGGTGAAACGCATGTTGGCCTGATGAACAGGTCACAACCTGAAATCGTCAACGGCTTCATTGGTGTGGCAAAGGAAGATGGTGCTTGGGTATACCTCGCGCCGGATGACGTGCTTAAGATGGAGTACGTGCCGGTTGAAGCTGCCGAAGAAAAGTAACCAAGTCTGGAGACGCATATGGCAAGCGAAGAATTAAACAGCCGGCCATATCCACCTGCTGATTTTGTCGAAGATTTCGCACCCTACATCAAGCTGATGCCCGCAACCGGCATTATGCAGTGGGTGACAGATAACATTCTCAACAGTGAAGGTGAGCTTCATAACCCTGACCACGCGCACCTTATTGACGCTGACATAGCTTTTCTGTGGGCAGCATCCGCGTTCAGCAAAAAGGGCCGCACTGTTCTCGGCCAGGCTGAAGAGGTAATGATGCGAGCCGGTGGATGGCAGAAAGCCAGAATGGAGCAACAGCTCTATGAATGGTTCGGACACAAACCAGACTTCATTATCACGCTCGCCGGTGATTTCTGCTCGCAATGCAGTGACCTCGAATTCTGTGCACTGGTAGAGCATGAGCTTTATCACATCGCCCAAGAAGTTGATGAATTCGGTGCCCCTAAATTCTACCGTGACAGCGGATTGCCAAAGTTATGCATGCGTGGTCATGACGTGGAGGAGTTCGTTGGCGTGGTACGTCGATACGGCGCAAGCGCAGACGTGCAGGAAATTATCGAAGCCGCCAGCAGTCCTGCTGAGGTGGCAAAAATAAACATAGCCAGAGCGTGCGGGACTTGCCTCATGAAGCTGGCATAACGCTTTATTCAGATTGTCATGGAGGTAGCCTGTGGCAGCATTATCGACAGAGGTTAAAGCCTTCATCGTTCAGTCTCTGGCTTGCTTTGAGCCGCCCACGAAAGTCATTGAGCTTGTAAAGGCTGAATTCAACGTTCAGGTATCACGCCAGCAGGTATCTCAATACAGCCCCGGAAATGCGATGGCGGCAAAGTTGAGCCAGAAGTGGATTGACCTGTTCGAAAGCACACGCGCCCGTTTCCAGAATGAAATCTCTGACATCCCTATCGCCAATAAGGCGTACCGACTGCGCACGCTTGACCGGATGATGACAAAGGCAGAGAACATGCGAAACATGGCACTGGCGGCGTCACTGATGGAACAGGCGGCTAAAGAAGTGGGTGATGCATACACCAACCGGCAAAAGGTTGAGCACTCAAGCCCTGATGGAAGCATGACGCCAAAACCAACTGTGATTCAGCTTCTTCCCGTTGAGCCAAAAGCATGAGTGAAGCCGTTCAACTTCCTATACCCGCCAAGCTCGCACCATTATTCACCGCCATCAATAAACGTTACCGCTGTTCACATGGTGGTCGCGGCAGTGCCAAGACGCGCACCTTTGCTTTGATGACTGCCGTGAAGGCATATCAGGCCATGATGAATGGTGAGAGCGGCGTAATCCTGTGCGCGCGTGAGTTCATGAACTCACTTGAAGAGTCGAGCATGCAGGAAGTGAAGCAGGCCATCCTGTCAGTGCCGTGGCTGGCATCCAACTTCGACATAGGCGAGAAATACATTCGCACTATCGATAAGACGGTGACGTATGTCTTCGCTGGCCTGCGCCATAACCTCGACAGCATCAAATCGAAAGCCCGAATCCTGTTGTGCTGGGTAGACGAAGCTGAATCAGTGAGTGAAATCGCCTGGCAAAAGCTCAGTCCGACAGTGCGCGAAGAAGGATCAGAAATTTGGGTGACGTGGAACCCGGAACGCGATGGTAGCGCCACGGATAAACGCTTTCGCAAAGAGGCTGGTGACGACTGTGTGACCGTCGAGATGAATTACACCGACAATCCATGGTTTCCAGATGTGCTTGAAGGTGAGCGACTGAATGACCAGCGCCGCCTCGACCCGGCAACTTATGCATGGGTATGGGAAGGGGCTTATCTCGAAAACTCCGACAAGCAGGTGCTGGCTGGTAAATACCGCATCGCTGATTTCTCCGACACATTGTGGCAAGAAGCTGAGCGCCTGTTCTTTGGTGCTGACTTCGGCTTCGCCAAAGACCCGAACACACTGACACGCTCTTTCATTCTGCATAACCGGCTTTATATCGAATACGAAGCTTACGGGCAGCAGACTGAACTCGATCACATGCCAGCGCTATACGACACTATCCCAGGCGTCAGAGACTGGCCTATCAAAGCTGACTCAGCCCGACCGGAAACAATCAGCTATCTCAAGCGTCAAGGCTTCAACATCTCAGCCGCTGAAAAGTGGCAGGGTAGCGTTGAGGATGGCATAGCCCATCTGCGCGGATTTGATGAAATCATTATCCATCCCCGCTGCAAGAACGTCGCACGCGAAGCCCGCATGTGGTCATACAAAACTGATCGCATTACCGGTGAAGTGCTGCCGAAGCTTGCTGATGGTGATGAGCACTGCTGGGACGGCATTCGCTACGGTCTCGATGGACACATTAAGCGAAAAGGCCAGGTGGCCGGAATGATGCTACCGAAGCGCCTGTTAGGCAAATAACCCACCTACGGACAACACATGAACGACAAACTCACACTGGCCGTCAACCATGCGTTGAACGACGCCCGGCTTGCTCGCGCCCGTATGGGTATGCTTGCGCCAACGATGGGGCTGGACGCCAAGCGCGAAAGTGCGTGGTGCGAATATGGCTTTAAAGACGATCTGACATTCGATGACCTCTACAAGCTATATCGTCGCGGCGGCATTGCTAACGGCGCTGTGAATAAGCTGGTTTCAAAATGCTGGCAAACGAACCCGCAGGTGATTGAAGGTGAGCAATCCGACGATTCACGCGAGTTAACCGCTTGGGAGAAGTCGAGCAACCAGGTGTTTACGCATCGATTCTGGCGAGCATTCGCTAAGGCAGACGGACGACGCTTGGTTGGGCGCTGGGCTGGCATCCTCCTGCACATCAGGGACAGCAAAAACTGGGACCAGCCTGTCATCAAAGGGAAGGCGCTACAGAAGATTACACCTGTGTGGGCAAGCGCTTTGAAGGTTGGTACTCGCGACCAAAACGGCACTATTACCATGTGGCAGTACACCGAATCACTTGCAGATGGCAGCACGGCGCAGCGCAATGTTCACCCTGACCGCGTCCTGGTCATCGGTGACATGTCTGATGATGAGATCGGATTCCTTGAGCCGGGTTACAACGCCTGCGTAAGCCTGGAGAAAGTAGAAGGCGGATCGGGTGAGTCATTCCTGAAGAACGCCGCGCGACAGCAGAATATCAACTTCGACAAAGAGGTTGATTTTGGCAACCTTGCATCACTGTACGGCGTTACCGTTCCAGAGTTGCAGGAGCGCTTCAACGAGGCGGCAAAGGAACTTAATCGCGGAAACGACACGCTGCTGATTACCCAAGGCGCTCAGGTTAGCTCAATGGTTTCCGCTGTTTCAGACCCGTCACCTACCTATGACGTTAACCTGAAGACATTCAGCGCATCTGTGGACATTCCCTCTCGCATCATCGTTGGCAACCAATCCGGCGAGCGTGCCAGCACAGAAGACCAGATTTACTTCAACGGCCGGTGCCAATCTCGACGCGGCGATCTGTCATTTGATGTTGAGGATATGGTCGAGAAACTGACTTATCTGCAAATCATCAAGCCGGTGGCAAAGTTCAGCATCGTGTGGGATGAGCTAAACGAGCAATCGCCCTCTGACAAGCTTGATAGCGCCACCAAGATGAGCAGCATCAATCAGACCTCTCTTGCATCAGGTGAGCAGGTGTTCACAGTCGATGAAATTCGCGTAGCGGCTGGTTATGAACCGGGCGGCAGTGAACCATTGCCGGAGAATGAAGATGGCGAAGAGGAAGATGCCGCCGAAACCGGCGATCCTGCCGAGCAGTAAGCAAGACCCAACCGGCATTGACCGGTTAGAGCGCAGGGCGATGAAGGATTTCGCCAGCCGCATGAAGAAGGTCGGCAAAGCATACGTCGCCGCGCTTGAACGCTTTCCAAGAACTCTCGTTACCAACGCCAGCTACGAATATCAACTTGATCCGCTACTTCTGAGCATGACACTCAACGATGCCAGTGTGCTCACCGATTCGGTGTTGCTGGAAGGCGACCAGAATAACAACTGGTTTGCCGAAACTTATGTTGAGGCGGCTGTAGTTCGCGGCACGGCGCAAACATTCGCAAACCTTTCACAGCAGTCAGCTGCGTATTTAGCTGACCGGCAATCACTTCAGTCACTTCTGATAAGCGACCCGTATCAGCGCCGTATGACGCTGGTCTACTCACGCGTATTTGAAGAGATGAAAGGGCTGTCTGCTGATACAAAGCGAAATATGGCAAGGGTGCTCACAGATGGCATCGGGCGCGGGCTTCATCCTTCCATTGTAGCGAGAAATCTGCGAACTCAGGTCGGCATTGAAACCCGTCGAGCCAACACTATCGCCAGAACGGAAATGACTACGGCGCTTCGGCGCGCGCGGTGGGACGAAGCCGACGAAGCCAAGAAAGACCTCGGCCTGAACATCCGGTTGCTGCACTTCTCAGCGCTTAGCCCGACGACGCGACAATCGCACGCCGCCAGGCATGCTCACATCTATACGGTGGAAGCGGTCAGGGCGTGGTACGCCACCGGCGCGAATGGGATCAACTGCAAATGCTCACAGGTTGAAGTGTTGGTCGACGCCAAAGGCAATCCGGTTAATTCAAAAGTTGTCGAGCTGGCTCAGAAAGAATTCAGGCAGTGGAAATCACTTGCCGCAAACCAATCACATCATTGCTGCGGACATAAGCACGCGGCTTAATCGAGAGATAACCATGACTATGCAGGTCAACGTCACCACCAAGGTGAACAGTCAGGCTATTCGCCGCGAAACGCATAACGGACGAGCACATCTGGTTCTGCCAAGTTACACGCTGCCGGCCAACGTTGTGATGAACGGCGGCCTGTATTCAGCCGCAGAAATCGACGCACATTATCAGGGGCTGGAAGGCACGCTGGCACCGCTTGGACATCCAACCGTAAACGGAGAATTCGTTTCCGCGTTCTCACCTGAAGGCATCAATTCAGGCCATATCGGTGCGTGGAATCGCAACGTGAAGAAGTCGGGCAACCGCATTTACGCAGAGAAGTGGGTAGACGTCGCTGTAGCTAACCAGAGTGAAGGTGGTCGAGAGCTGCTTGAACGCGTTGCATCTATTGAGCGTGGCGAGGATGTCCCGCCGATTCATACCAGCGTCGCCGTTTTCCTTGAGCAACTGGAAGCTAACGAAGAACAAAAAGCGCAGGGCATCGAGTGGGTAGCGAAGATCAATGGAATGGACCACGACGCAATCCTGTTGCATGAAGTGGGCGCAGCACAGCCTGAGCAGGGCGTCGGGTTAATGGTTAACGCTGACCAGGCTAAATCGCTTAAAGCCAACAGCGGTGCGCTGATTGGCGAATCCTACCGCGAGCGTGAGCGCCGTCTCGAACAAGCTGCCCGCGATAAGTTTGCTACCGGACCTGACGACTATGCGTGGATTGCTGACTTCACCGATTCTCAGGCGATCGTTATTCGCAATGGCGGCGATGCGCAGGTTTACGGCTACAGCAGCGAAGCCGGAAAAATCACCTTCGATGACGCCGGTTCAAAAGTAACCCGTCAGGAATCATGGGTGGCTATCGCCGCCAACAAATTCAAATCACTTTTCACTCCGCAGGAAGCTCCTGCAACAAACCACCAAACGGAGGGCGATATGCCTTTAACCAAAGAAGAACTGGAACAGATCGGCACTATCGTCAGCAGCGCTATTGCTGCGAACAACGAAGCGTCACTGAAGCCAATTACCGAAGCGCTTTCAGGCATTCAGGCGAATCAGAAAACGCTCTCGGATGCTCTGACGGCCAACTCACGCGCCGAAGAACAGACCATGCGTGACGCAGTTAAAGCTGTTCATGGCGACATCATCGCAAATGCGCTTACCGGCGAAGCGCTGAAAGAGATGTTCAGCAAGATGGGTGAAGCCACTCAGATCGGCACCAATAACGCTCAGAAACAGCCAGTTTCTGGCGCACCAGACCCGGTTTCATACTTTGGAGGTGCAGCATAATGCCACGCTATCGCCGCGTTAATATCGACGGTCAGTCTCTGTACAAGACCGAAACCCGCGCCACCGCTGCAGCCCTGCTGCCTGGTACCGCGGCTGTCATCAATGACGACAACGAGTTTGCTCAGGCTACTGCGCTGGCTGGTCGTATCTACATCATCGATGTTGCTTACCACCAGGGTCTGAACATCACCGAAGCAGTGCCTGCTGGTGATTCCGCTGTAGGTAATTACGTCGAAGAAGGTCGCGAACTTGCTCTGCTGTGTGGCCCTGCCACCTATGGCAAAGATGACCCGATCAAGCTGGGAACCAATGGTCAGTTTACCAAGGCAGCAGAAGACACCGATTCGGTGATCGGCTACAGCCAGGACGATGCGACCATCGCGGCCAGCACTACCGATTTTATCCGCGTGCGTATGCGCGTCGGTACCGTTGCCGCTGGCGCTTAACAGGAGAGTAAGAATGTATTTTACCGCTGAAACACTGGCTGCTAACAGCCGACTGCGCGGACACTGGAACGAGCTGTGGGCGAACCGTAACATCTGGAACGTGCAGCACGACATGATGGTCAACGCTTACCGCTCAAGCATGACTTCTGAAATGTTGGCTGCAAATGCCGTCGGCGGCTTCACTCGTGAGTTTTGGGCAGAGCTTGACCGCCAGGTTATTCAGATGCGCGATCAGGAAATTGGCATGGAAATCGTCAATGACCTTATGGGCGTGCAGACCGTTCTGCCTCTCGGCAAAACCGCGAAGCTGTATAACGTGTCTGGCGACATTGCTGATGATGTATCGATCAGCATCGATGGTCAGGCTCCATACTCTTTCGACCACACTGATTACGGTAGTGATGGTGACCCGATTCCGGTCTTCACCGCCGGTTACGGCGTCAACTGGCGTCACGCTGCTGGTCTAAGCACTGTTGGAATCGACATGTTGCTGGATGCGCAGGGTGCGAAGATGCGCAAATTCCACAAGCGCCGTGTGAACTATTACCTGAATGGTGATGCTTCGATTTCAGTTGATGGTTACAAAGCACAGGGCATGAAAAATCACCGCAACACGACCAAGATCAACCTTGGAAGTGGTGCAGGTGGTGCAAATATCGATCTGACCACTGCGACCCCGGCTCAAGCGCTGGCGTTCTTCGGCCCGACGGGTGCGTTTGGTATTAACGCTCGCCGAAACAAAGTGACTCGCTATAGCAAGCTGTGGCTAAGTGCTGAGATCATGGCGAACCTTTCCAAGCCATATCTCATTGACGTAAACGGTGGCACCAACGCGCTGATGAGCGGCACTGTTATGGATGCGATCGCCAAGTTCATTCCGGCTGAATCTATCCAGATGACTTACGCGCTGACCGGTAATGAATTCATCGCCTATGAACGCCGTCAGGACGTCATTTCGCCGCTAATTGGTATGGCTGTCGGTATTGTTCCATTGCCTCGACCAATGCCTCAAAGCAACTACAACAACCAGATCATGTCTGCTGAAGGTCTGCAGATTAAGAAGGACGGCGAAGGCTTGTCCGGTGTGGTCTACGGCGCCAACCTCGCTTAAGGAGCAATCATGGCTGAGAAATACGAAGTAATTAAGCCTTGGCACGGCGTGGCAGTTGGCGATGTAGTGCAACTGGAAAAGGTTCATCCGTCGCTGAAGTCTCATGTGCGTAAGCTGTCGGATAAAGCCTCTGCTGAGCTGAAACCGGCTACGCCAACCGCTACCTCACGCAAAGAAGCGATTGCCGCTCGCCTGACTGAGTTGGGAATTGAGTTCAAAGGCAATCTCGGCGCAGAAAAGCTCGCTGAACTGCTGCCAGATGGCGAGCTGGATAAGCTTTTCCCTGCTGAATAACAGCCGCCGCGATGGCGGTTTTTTTATGCCCTCTCCGGAGGGCTGATTGTTGAGGTGCGCATGGTCACCACAGAGCAGGCCAAAGAATATCTGGAAACGGTAGGTATATCGCTTCCTGATTTCATCCTTGCCGCGCTGGTCGAGCAGGCCAACAGCATTCAGGTATGTCTGGATGCCAATTATACGCCTGCTACAGCGCTGCTCATTCAGATGTACCTGTTAGGACTGATGGGGCTGGGGCAGGGCGATAAATATATCAGCTCTCAATCAGCCCCATCTGGTGCGTCGCGGTCGTTCCGATACCAATCTTTTTCAGACCGCTGGAAGGGTTCTATTTCACTGCTGCGCGGCTTGGATAAACACGGGTGCGCTACCAGCTTGATTCCAGCTGATCCAACACAGCAGGCATTTGCTGGGCTGTGGATTGGTAAAGGTGGGTGTATGTGCGATGGGGCGAAGCGATGAGCGAAAACCCGGCAACAACCCTGCCAAAGCAGTACGTGCGGGTGTGGGTGATGACATCTACCGGTGAGCGGACGACGGCATACGTCAATGCCAGTGGCGAATGGGTATTCATCTGCAAGCGCATCGCTGCTGAGCAGCCCACTGTAATCAGTTGGAGGTCATGAGGTGTCTTCATTAGCCAACTGGAGTTACACCGCGCAAGCGACCATCTGGAAGCCTCTCGGCAGCAATGAATACGGTGATTCGCTCGGCTGGTCTGAGCCGCTGGTGATTGCCTGTGATTACGAAGGTGGCCTATCCAAGCGCCTTGGTGACATTGGGGGCGAGAAGGTAGTGAAGAACACCATCTGGAGCGAGTACGCGCTGGCTGATACCGGCGATTACATCCTGATTGGCGTTTCTACTGAACTCGACCCGATTACTGCCGGTGCGGATGAAGTAATGCAGGCGATTCGCTACGCGGATACGTTCGAGCGATCGGCGGACGACTTTGCCATTTTGACCGGAGCATAGCTATGGGCGTGAAAGTTAGAGGCATCAAGCAGGTCACGCGCAATGTTAACCGGGCTATCGATAACATTCAGGACAAGCGCATAGTGCGCGCGCTCACCAGTGCGATGGTAATTGGCGCTGCTCAGGCGTCAATTTACACGCCAATCGACACGTCATACCTGCTCAACAGCCAGTTTCGCGAAATCATCGTTAACGGCGCTCGCATCACCGGGCGCGTGGGCTACACCGCGAGTTATGCGGCCTACGTTCACGACCCGGCAAACCCTCAACGCTTCCGCCGCGCAACCGCGGAAAAAGAGTTCCTGACCAAAGGATTCGAGGAAAGCCGCGATGTGATTGATAGGGTAATTGCGAAGGAGATGTCATTTTGAATCCTCCAATGCATACGCGCGTTCGCAATCACTTCGTTGATGCCGGGTTAACCACTGGATTCATCACGCAGCTGCTTATGTGGAATGACACGGGCAAGCTGACCGATTCGTTCATGGTGTTCAGGCCAAATGGCGGTAGCCCTGTCCGCAATCAGCTTGGTGGCGATTATTACATTCTCGTTGATGTCGTCGGCGCCAAGGGCGCGAATGGTGCAGCAGACCAGCGAGTGCAGGACATCATCGATTACGTTCAACAAAACCCAATGGTTGACGCTTGCGTTGGCTATCTGGAAAACCTCGGCGGCATTCCAGCCCCCGTCCAAACAACCGAAGGCAGACTTGTCTATCGGCTTCAGTTTGTTGCCACTTTCGGCAGCTAAATAAACGTCAAAGAGGAATTTAACATGGCTGAATGCCAGAACAGCAACGAACGTTTGTTCGGTGGCGCCGTTGTGCTCGAAGTTGCCGATGGCTGCAGCGATGTGTTGCCGCAGGAATCGGAATGGAAAGCACTGGCGGCCGGCACAAGCAAAGGGTGGGACTTCTCGCCTAACACGGTCACATCGGACGCTGATGATGGTGGCGGTTTTGTAGAAAGCATCATCACAAACTCCGACTTCACCATCAGCTTTGAAGGTGAGGTGCGCAAAAAAGGTAAGCTTGACCAGTACGGTGTAGGCCGTTTCATTAAGTATTTTGCAGCTGAGCTTAAGGCGCGCCGCCAGCCTGGGATCTGGGTGCGTATGGAGTACGGCGAAATCACCTTCATTGGATACATGGTCGTAACGGCCCTCAGCTCTGATGGGGGCACAAATGACATTGTCACTTTTACCACTGAGTTCAAAGTAGGTGATGCCACAACTATTCAGGTGATCGATACCGATGAAGTCGTGCCTGCCACAGGCGTGACCGTTACCCCAGCTACAGCCTCACTTGCAGTTGGCGCTACCCGTCAGTTGACCGGAGCGGTTCAGCCCACCGATGCTACCGATCGCACCGGGACATGGACAACTTCAGACGCCACCAAGGCAACGGTGAACAGCACTGGCTTAGTTACCGCTGTTGCTGCTGGTTCCGCGACGATTACCTTCAAATCCAATGACGGTAATTTCACAGCAACCTCCGCAGTAACAGTCACAGCTTCGTAACCATTCCAAAGGGTGGTTGCGACTGCCCTTACTAATGATTACGGAGATGTTATGACGCCACTGAAGGAAATCGGCGAGTGTGTGATTTGCGATGGAGATAATGAATACTTCTTCAGGCCATCACTGATCAACATGACTCGAATCGGCGAGCCACATGAAATCGTGCAGGCGTTGTATGACCTTTATAACGATGAAGTGGGTGAAATTACGCGAAGGGCTTTCAAGGCTTTTGGAAGCGTTCCTGCCTGGCTGACATCACACCTCGCTTCGCCGCAATACAGCAAGAAAGCGATCGTGACAGCCATGACAGTTCTTCAGGCGTGCTCGCCACAGGATGTTTCTGCGCTAACTGGCGAGGTTGTGCCGGGCAGGTCTGGCAAGTGGACATTCGTCTACCGAAAAGGACGCATGGCAGCGGAGGAAATGGTAATCATCGCCCGTTCGCTCATGGCTCATGGTGTTATTGGTAAGGCCAAGGTAAGAAAACTGCAGCGCCATGAAGGTGCGCAGGCCTCCAGTGAGTTCAATGCGTTTGAGTACATCAGTGCGGCGAGAACTCATCTGAGCATGAGTCGGGAAGAGGCTGAGCATCTGACTATGACCGATTTTCAGATGCTGCTGGCTGCCAAATATCCAGACCAGAAAGGGTTCACTAAGGAAGAGTACGATAGCGTTGAAGATGACTACCTAGCCAAGAAGGCGATGAGGCTGGCTAAGGCCGGGTAGCCCCCTCAGACGGGTTATTGGTTGGTAGGATCTAGCTGGTCAGCATAACCAATAATAAGCTTTTATTTTTAGCTAATATAAATATAGCTAATTAAGTATTTTTTAAAAATTCTATTAAATTCAGTTATTTAATAGAAAAGATTAATATTCTAGCTAATTTGTGATTTAGCTAATATTGACAGCTTAAATCCATGTAGCTAACCTTTAACTAATCATAGTGAAGAGGCAGCATCGTGGATAATAAAAAGAGAGCAATTAAGGCCGCTGCAGTATCTGCTGCAGTACGATCAGCACCAAAAGCAACCCATTCAGGGGTTGAGTCAGCTAGCGGTGTTTCATGTGCAGTACTTCCTGATGGGCGCAGGGTAATATCAATGCAAGGAAGCGGCGGTCTTGCTGAAACCTTCGGTGTTTCAGTGGGATCAAAAATGCCAAGGTGGGTTCCTAGCGGTATGGCTGGACAACTTCCTTATGTATTGCAGGCATCTGAGTTGCAGCCTTACATTCCGGATGAGTTACGAGAGGCGCTAGCTGAGCCTATTGTCTACAAAGTTGGCGTAGGTGCTGCATATGGCATTGATGTGACTTTACTTCCTGCAATATGTGAGGTTTGGATTGAGGCTGAAAGGGATGGTGCTTTAAGACAAAGAAACCATCTGGCAACTGCGATAAAGGCCAATGCTCTCTATAAGGCTTTAGCCAGAGTCGGAGCGGTAGCTCTTGTTGACGAGGCTACTGGGTATCAAAAAGATCGTGAGCGAGATGCCCTTGCTAAGTTGCTAGAAGAATTTATAGCAAAAGAAATGAGGCCATGGGTAAGCACATATCCTGCTGATTTTTTTGAAGAGCTATGTAGGCTGCGCAAGGTTCCATTTAAAGCCAACATGCGGCGACCTCAGTACTTTGGTCATCTAGTGAACAACATCACCTATGACAGAATGGCACCCGACCTCAGAGATGCGCTAAAAGAAGAACGCGCCAAGGCCAAGAGATCAGGCGCGAAAATGCACCAATTTCTTTCTGAAGGTACCGGATACAGCATGCTCCAAAAAAGACTCACTGGAGTAACAACATTAATGCAGGCATGTGATGAATATGATGACTTCATTAAACTTTTAGATAAAGTTCACCCCATATTGAAAGCCCCAGATGGGGAAGATGAAACAGATGAGTAATCATACCTAACCCGCTTAACTGCGGGTTTCTTGCTTCCCATTGCATCAGTTTCCCTTTAGGATTTATCCCATCAATTACTGGTGGGGATAGGGATATGACAATTGCCTTTAATGAAGAACCGGCCGAGTTGTTTATCGTCGATGAAGCGCAAAATGCGCCGGTGAGAGTTAATAGAGCAAAAGCTAGAGAAATAAATCACAAAGGACGAGCTTATATAAACTCTGCGGAAGAAACAGGCGGAAATAGACATGCAGCAGAGTTAGATGTGCATGATGCGACAGTTGAACTCCTGACACGGATCATGCTTTCTGAATTCGAACCTTACGTTAAAGATTTCAGTTCAGCGCTTCAGGATGAAAACGTAGCTTATGCAAATCATGAACTAAACAAAATATCTCAAGAGCATGAAAGAAAAATTAGCAAAATCAATGAAGAAGCTAAGCAACAAGCAAGCAATTACACTGCGATAACCTGGATATTATCGATTACGGCAGTTCTTCTTTTTGCCGGTTATCTTTTTTCACGATGACATTAAAACAATCACGAAGCCTCGCTTATGCGGGGCTTTTTTATGCCTGGAGAATAGTACATGGCTGGATCGTTAAATGCTGGCAGTATCGTTTATGAAGTGGATATGGATACAGCAAAGCTGATCGCAGCCCGTCGCGAACTCGATGCTGCGCTCAATGGATTAAGCGGAAATATGAACCGTCTTGAAGCCAGCGTTACGCGTACCGAGCGCTCTGTTTCTTCAATGGAAGGCGCGGTATCGAGCCTTAGTGGTGTAGCAAAAGGATTGCTGGCAGCCTTGTCCATCAACCAAGTTGCCCAATGGGGTAATGAGTGGGTCACGGTCAATAACAAGCTAGCTAACTCAGTGCGTTCAACTGAGCAGCTTGCTGATGTAACTCAGCGTGTATTCGATATTTCTCAGGGCACGATGAGTAGCCTTCAAGCTACCGCTACCTTGTATGGCCGTCTAGAGCGATCAACTCGTAGCGCTGGAACAAGCACCCAAGACCTTATAACTCTGACTGAGACAATTAACAAAGGATTGGCCGTATCAGGCGCCACAACAGAAGAAGCCAGTTCCACCATGACGCAGCTTTCGCAGGCGCTGGCATCTGGCGTTCTGCGTGGTGAGGAATTCAACTCTATTTCAGAGAACGGCAGTCGCCTTGCTGTGGCGCTGGCGGACTCTCTTGGCGTCACCATCGGTCAGCTCCGCAAAATGGCTGCTGAGGGCAAGTTAACTACTGAGGTAGTGGTCAAAGGATTACTTCAGCAAAGCGATAAAATCGCGAAAGAATTTTCCAACACCGCCATGACAATGGGTCAGGCGATGACCGTTGCAACAAACAATATCGTTAAGTTTGTGGGCGAAAGCTCAACTGTTTCAACCGGCATTAAGGCGTTCAATACCGGCATTGTTTCTCTCTCGCAAAACCTCGACACCATCAGCACAGTTTTAGTTGCTCTGACCGCCGTTATGGGTAGCCGTTTTGCTAGCGCTCTGGCAATGGCTACTGCCGCCAAAGTCAAAGACACAGCTGCAACTATTGCATCAGCTAAAGCATCAGCAGTGGCTGCAAAGGATGCAGAGTTAGAAGCTGGAGCCAAGTTGCGGTTAGCGGAGGTGGAGAAGGCAGCAACTGTTCAAACTCTCCAGCTTGCTCAGGGAAGGCTTGCAACTCTGAAGGCAACAAACGCATCTGTGGCTTCAGAAGTTCGTCTAGCTGAGGCTGAGGCATCTTCTATAAGAACTACGATTGCGCAAATAGAGTCTGAAAAGGCTCTGGAAGTGCAAAGGATGAGATCGCAGATCACAGAGCAGGGGCGAATTGCTACAGCGACAAGGATGGCTCAGTTACAACAGGCATCAGCCGCGCTTAACCAGAGGCTAGCATCTGCTGAGACAGCTACTGCTCAGGCGCGCGCAGCAGCAATTACTGCAGCCGAAGCACAAGTTAGCGCCGCTCGCCTAGCCACAGCAGATGCGACTGGTGTAGCAACAGCTGCCAACGGCGCTTACAGGGCTTCTCAAGAGGCTACAGTGATAGCCACTCGAGCAGCATCAACATCTCTCGGATTACTTCGTGGAGCAATGGGCCTTGTCGGTGGACCTGCTGGCGTAGCGATGATCGCCGGCGCCGCAATTTTCTATTTTTGGCAGCAGGCACAGCAGGCTAAGCAAGAGGCTATTTCATTTGCAGATGGCGTAGACCGCCTGACCGAATCGCTAAAAGCAATGAGCAACACTTCATTGCGTGGCACGATCGCAGATGCAAACACCGCGTTGCGCGGCCAGCAGGATGTTGTTGCAGACCTCAAAAGTGAGATAGCAGCGCTTACAAAAGAACGGGATGAAGCTGAGACCAGTGGTAGAAAGTACGGCACTACCATTGAACAAGGTAATGGGCTTCTGCAGCGTGCCGCTCAATTAACTGATCAGATAAACCAAAAACAGCGAGATTTAGAGACTACTGAAAGCAAGCTCGCCAGCACTATGAGATTGCGTGATGACGCTCAGGTGACATTAAGCAATAACATGCTTTCAGCCATGGGGATTCACGACAAGTTAATCGAGCGCGGAACCACTCTGGAGCGAGTGCAGGGCGCGGTTGCAAAAGCGTTTGGAACCACTGCTGATGAGATTAACCGAGTCAATCAGGCTGGTCAGGGTTACAACCCCAAATCAATGCAAGTCGCACCTGCTACACCAAGGGGTGATGAGACCATTTCCGACTTGGAGCAGCAGAACAAATTACTCAAGATTAAGGATGATCGCCTTCGCGCAGTAACCAAAGCAGGAATGGATCAGGCGAAGGTTACAAGCAACCCGACCCAAATAGCAGCAGCAGAGCGCCTTGCAGGGGAGAACTTCGATCTTCAGCAGGCGGAGGATGCTAGGAAGAAAGCTGCAGCTGATGCAGCATCTCAAGATAAGCGATCAGCTACAGCAGCTGAGTCCGTGGCGCAAAAGCTAGCAAAACTCAAAGAGCAATCTGAGATAGCTGCCGGTTCCACATCTGAACTTAGCCGAGAGCAGACTATTCTTCGTGCGCAGCAATCACTTGGCAAAGGCGCCACCGATGATCAAATCCGTCAGGCTGGCGAGTATGCAGCTAAGACCTTTGATAGCGCCAAGGCTGTACGTGACCTGGCTCAGGCAGAGCAAGGTAGAAAGTTCGCTACGCAGGAAATTGCCGCCGCGGCTGTGATGCCGGACGCTCAAACTGGCGCCGTACAAAACCCAACTGCAGAAATTGATTTACGTGAGCAGCAAAAGCTTGATGCGCTCGCAAAATATCAGGCACTTGATCTCCAAAACGCCCAGCTTTATGAAGACGCCAAGACGGCTATTCAGGAGCAAGCAGCCAACGCGCGCCAGCAGATTGCAGTGAACGAAGCAAATATGCAGTCTCAGGCCATTTCCTCAATCGTGGGTTCCGTATCTCAGGGGTTTGATGGGTTGGCTAATCTGGCTGCAGGAGCAGCCGGTAAGAGCAGTGGTGCATATCAGGCAATGTTCGCGCTAAGCAAAGGCTTTGCAGTTGCGCAGGCAGCTCTAAACCTTCAATTGGCTATCTCACAGGCAATGGCAGACCCAACGGCTCTCACGCCTGCACAAAAGTTCGCTAACTATGCGGCCATCGCTAGTGCGGGCGCTTCGCTCCTGACGAGTATCGGAAGTATTTCCATGGGCGGTGCTCGTGAGCACGGGGGGCCCGTTAGCGCAAGCAGCATGTATCGCGTTGGCGAGGGCGGTAAGCCTGAAATATTCAAGGCTAGCAATGGCAGCCAGTACATGATCCCCGGGGATAACGGCAAGGTTTTCAGCAATAGCGATTTGGGCAGCGCGGGTGGTAGTGGCAGCACCATTCAGCAGGAAGTGCACTTCCATATCCAGACCACAAACGGCGTTGATGACGCCACCATGAACAAAATGGCCGGAATGATGAAGCAGGTTGCGCTTTATCAAATCAAAGACCAAAGCACACGTCCGGGCGGCATGCTTCAATCCCGCAAGAAATAGGAAATCCCATGCCAGAAACTTTCACATGGATCCCTCAAAAGGGGTTCACGGGCGAGCGCACGCCTGATGTAGCTGTAGTGAAGCTTGGCGATGGCTACGAACAACGCCAAGTAAAGGGCATCAACCCACTGATGGGTAAATATGCGCTGACATTTATCGGGTATGACGACGCTAAATGTAAACGCTCTAATGTAGCTAAATCCGCGGATGCTTTTCTCAAAGCCCGCATGGCCGTTCAGTCGTTTTACTGGACGCCATCTGACACAGGAATTCAGGGTTTGTATGTTTGCCGATCATGGTCAATGCAAAAGACCGGCAGCCTTTATCAACTAACCGCAACGTTTGAGCAGGTGCCGCAATGAGAGACATACCAGCAGAACTCATCATTGAGAGCGTTGATGCCGGTGTAGGCGCGATGATTGACCTGTTTGAAGTCGACCTTCAGTCGTTCGGCGGCGATGTTATCCGCTTTCACGCTGGAACCAATGGTTATTTCAACAATGTCATTTGGCAGGGACGGGCTTATTCTGCTTATCCGATCGCCGTGGAAGGGTTTGAAGTTAAGTCTGAAGGAACCTATTCACGCCCGACGATGAAGGTGGCGAATATCACTGGCCTGATCACCGGCATCAACCACGATTTTGACGATGCGCTTGGCGCCGTGATAACGCGACGTCAGGTTATGGTTAAGCACCTCGACGCGGTGAATTTTCCTAATGGTAATGCGGATGCTGATCCAACCATGGAGGCAGTGTCCCGCTATGTCATAGAGGAAATGGCGGAAGAGACATTCGAGACAGTGACCTACAACCTTGCGACGCCAGTTGACTGCGACAACGCAATCATCCCGGCGCGTACTATCTTGGCTGACGTGTGCCAGTGGGTGTATCGCGGCGATGGCTGTGGCTACTCCGGCGGTGCGGTGGCCGATGAAAAGGACAACCCAACATCTGACCTGTCACGCGATAAGTGTTCAAAGCACCGCAGCGGGTGCAGGTTGCGATTCGCTAAACCCTCCGCGCTGCCATACGGCGGCTATCCCGGCTCTGCCAAGGTGTCCTGATGCTTGAATCTGAATGCCTGGACTATGCCGCCTCATCAGGCGATGAGGTATGCGGGCTGATAATCGACGGCGCACGGCTGTGGCGCTGCCGAAATGTACATCCCGACCCGGAGCGCAACTTCCGGATTGACGACAGAGATTGGATTGAAGCAGAAGCGACGGGAGAAATCACCGCCGTTTTTCATTCTCACCCTGAGCCTAAGCTTGTGCTGTCAGGCGCAGACCGTTCCGCGCAGCTGGTAACCGGGATTGACTGGTGGTTGTCCAGCGGCGGGCGACTGCATAAGTTTCGTCCGGTACCTCACCTGCTTGGTCGCCGGTTCGTGCACGGAGAAGCAGACTGCTACACGCTGTTTCGCGATGCCTATCACCTCTGCGGCATTGACCTGCCTGACTTCGAACGAACCAACGGTTGGTGGGTGCGTGGAGAGAATCTGTACCTAAAAAACATCGCGGCCAACGGATTCCATGAGGTTGGCTTCGAAACCATTCGGCCAGGCGATGTGATTATCCGGCGCGCATTCCCCGAATGCGACCCATGCCACGCCATGATTTGGCTCGGTGACAACACGATTCTGCATCACGAAGTACACGGCAGGCTGAGTCGCCGCGAGCAGCTTCGCCAGATTCACGTACCTCTAATTCACTCCATCTGGAGACATGAAAAATGCTCATCTTTAGATTTGCGGGGAATTTACGACGACATTTCCGCCAAATCTCTTTGAATGTGGATACCCCTTCGCAGGGATTACGCCTTCTGTTGGCGCAGTGTCCGGCATTCAAAAGAGACTTTTACCAAACACGACTTCGCATGCGTATCGATGGCAGTGACATATGCGGTGAAAACCTCGAATTCCATATGAACAGGCACGTCAAAGATGGCGCAACCGTCCTGTTCGTTCCCGTTGTTGAAGGGGCTATTTCATCTGTAGTGGCTGTGTGGATTATGGTTGCTGTGACGGTGGCTTCGGTCGCTTACTCCCTCTACATGACTTCGCACATGAAGACCAAATCATCAGCGGATCAGGACACTAATTCAATTACCAATAACTCATTCACCAGCGCGGAAAACCGGATAGGCCAAGGGCGACCGGTGCCGATTCTTCTCGGTGAAATGGTCGTCGGGTCTAACGTAATCAGTCTGGGTATCGACACATCGAATAACCAGGACTGGAATATCTCTATTAGTTAAGGTGAAAACATGGGCTCAGGCGGCGGCGGTGGCAGCACTCCAAAACTAATTGACGACAACCTCAAATCAAAACAATTCCTCCGCGTTCTCGATCTCATTAGTGAAGGTCCAATCTACGGGCCGGTAGATCAAAGCCACCTTTCATCATTCCTGTTGAACAAAACTCCTGTTAGTGATTCATCAGGCAATGCCACTATCAACGGCGTCAGCGTGGCATGGCGTCCGGGAACGGCAACGCAGACGCCGATCAACGGCTTTAATTCCATTGAGGCGACCACGGTTGTTAACACCGATGTGACTCAGGCTACACCGCTCGTGCGCACAGTAACTGACACCGATGTTGATCGCGTGCGCATGAACATTGGTGTGTCAGGTCTGGTTCAGCAGGACACCAAGGGGAACCAATTGGAAACGGCTGTCACCATGGTAATCGAAACCCGGGTTGGCAGCGGTGTATGGCAGACACAGAAGACAGTAACCATCAGCGGTAAAATCTCCGGTGAGTATCTCGAAGCGCACCTGTTTGACGCTCCAGAGACAAAGCCTTTTGATATCCGCCTGCGCCGCCTCACCGCCGACAGCAGCAGCGACCTGCTTAATAATGGCACGTTATGGAACAGCTTTACCGAAATCACCGATGACAATCTGTCCTACCCCTACACGGCCGTTGCTGGATGCGTGGTTGACCGTGACCAGTATACCGACACACCTACGCGCACTTATCACCTGCGGGGTCTGATTGTCGACGTCCCGGATAACTACAACCCGATCGCCCGAACCTATACCGGAATCTGGGCAGGTGGATTCAAAGCAGCGTGGACGAATAATCCTGCCTGGCTATTTCGCGCCTTGGTGAAGAATCCTCGTTATGGATTGGCTAAGCGTGCAGGGTACGTCGATGTCGATGACGGCAGCCTGTATGTACTTTCTCAGTTCTGTGACCAGTTAGTTGATGATGGCTACGGCGGCAAGGAGCCACGATTCACACTCAACGCATATATCACCGAGCAGAAGAGCGCTCGCGACCTGCTGGATGACATTGCAGGCATGTTCCGAGGCATCGCGCTGTGGGACGGCATGCGCTTCTCTGTGATGCTGGACAATCCCCAGGACCCGGTTGCCTCAATTACCAACGCCAGCGTGGTGGATGGGCTGTTCACTTACAGCTCGATGAAGCGTTCAGAGCGATATAATGCGGTGGTCGTTTCGTGGACTGATCCGAACAACGGCTGGGAGCAGGTGAAGGAATACGTCTCCGACGACGAGATGATTGACCGTTACGGCTACAACGAAACTACGATGGAGGCATTCGGGTGCACGTCCCGCGGACAGGCTTTCCGCACCGGAAAATGGATGCTGGAAACTGCTAAGCGCGAGACCAAGAAGGTTAACTTCAAGATGGCGCGAGAGGCGATCCGCTTCATTCCCGGCGATATTGTCGAGGTAATGGATAACAACTATGCGGCCACTCGCCTCGGCGGGCGCATCATCTCGCACGCAGCCAAAACCATCACTGTGGATGCTGACGTCTCGAACTTAGCAGGCGGCGGTGATTTGATGTCACTGATGGGCTCGAACGGCAAATTCATTAAGTATGAGATTGCCAGCGTGTCCGGTCGCGTTATTACACTGAAAACGACTCCATCATGGGTGCGTGACGGGACCGTATTCGTCATCACCACCGGGGAAGTGGCGCCACGCATGTTCCGCATCATGGGCATTTCAGAGGATGACAATAACTCTGTTTATAGCATCTCTGCCACGCTACATGACCCAAACAAGCAGGCTGTTGTCGATGATGGCTCGGTTTTCGAAACTCCTAACGATACGCTAAATGGTTATCGAGTGCCTAACATCGAAAACCTGCGCATCATCAACACAAATAACGAAACCGTGCAGGTTACAGCAACATGGGAGACTGCAACACTCACCAAGAAAATCGTGTTTGAGTTGTACGTGTACAGCACTGACGGCAAGGTGGTGTCGCAGTATGAGACTGACCAGTTCCGCTATGACTTTTACGGGCTGGATGCTGGCAATTACACGCTAGGTGTGCGTGGTCGCAATGATAATGGCATGAAGGGCGCAGAGACTCAGGTTAGCCTGGTGATTGGCGCCCCTGGCGCTCCAACATTCATTCAGTGGACGCCCGGCATCTTCTCAGCTGATATCGTGCCGGTCATGAATGTTAGCGCCACTACGGATACCTCATTTGAATTTTGGTACACAGGCGAGGTCCCGGCCAGCAATATCGGCAATGTTGAAAATGAAGCCCAATTTCTTGGTCGCGCATCACAGTGGACACTTCATGGTCTGAAAGCAGACACCACTTACTACATGTACGTTCGTACTAAGAACGCGTTTGGCGTTTCTAATTTTGTTGAAGCATCTGGCAAAGCATCGGCTGATATTCCAGGAATGCTAGATTACATTGATGAGGAAATAAGGAAGTCGGAAGCATTTGAGCGGCTATCTTCGAATATCGATACAAATATTGAAGGGCTATTGCAAAACGCCCTGAACCTCAATGCCTCAATAGATCACCAGTTTGAGGCGTTTGGCCGTAATAGGGCTGACATCCTGACAGTGAAACAAACCGTTGCTGATAATGACCATGCATATGCTGAGAAGTTTGAGCAGATTCAGGCCCAGTCAGATACTAACACCGCTGCAGTGCAGCAGGTATCGAGCGCCTATGCTGACTTGAGCGGGAAATTATCGGCGCAATGGGGCGTGAAAGTTCAGGCTGATAGTAATGGCAATAAATATGTTGCCGGCATGCAGCTGGGAGTGGAGGGTGGCGGGGGAGCCGTGCAGTCATACGCGCTTTTCTCCGCAGACAACTTTGCCATTTACAACACGAACAATGGAAGCTATCAGTTGGCCTTTGCTGCAGTAAATGGGCAAACATTCCTGCGTTCCGCATTTATTCAAGACGGATCCATCGACAATGCGAAAATTGGTAATTTTATTCAGTCTGCAAATTATGTTGCGGGGCAAATTGGCTGGAATCTCAATAAGGCAGGAACCCTTGAAATGAATGGAGCATCTTCTTCTCAGGGAAGTGTCAAGCTTAATCAGTTTGGTCTTCGAGTTAATGGCCCAAATGGGTCAGCCATGGTAAAGGTCGGCGATTTGGATAACTTATAATGTCATATGGTGCAAACATATATATAAACGGGACTGCTTTCGATGTTGTGAACGCCTTCGCTCCATCCTATGTTGTGGCTATATTGACTGGTTCATCGGGCAGTGCATCTTACGATATTCCAGCCACCACTACTCTGACTGCTATTCCTTTCATTCGAGCCCCCGATAGCAGTTATAATCCTGTAGTGAAAGTTTCAGGGAACACTGTAAATTGGTCTGGCTTGGGTGCGGGGGCACTTATTGTGTATGGTGCATAATGGCTAAGTATGGAATGGAAATAAAACGGGCTGATGGTCGCTGGTTCGCATCTCCTGACTTCACCCCCTACGTTTTAGTTTCCGTGATAGACCAGTCGATACCTGTGGGGCAATCATCATCAGGGCTAAATATTCAAACGACTGTACCTAACACTGAGAGTGCACTGCTTTTTCATCGGATGGTAGATAAAAAAGCAGGGATCGCTTGTCAGTTAATCAACGGTACAAACGGCAACAAAATTATAAACATCACTGCTTATTTGAGTGACGCTTCAGCAGGTACAACGGGAACCTTTACCATACGGTTTTATATTTTCTCTAACTACGTAGCCTTCTCACCAAGGTATGGGATTGCGTTCTATAGGAACAATAAGATGATTTACTGCGGTAACTGTCTACCACTGCAGATAAAGCTATTCACGTCGCCAAACACCGATCCAAACCCAACTGTAGCAAAAGCCGTGATGTTTGCTTTTACAGGTTTAACGTCTAACCCTATTCCAGGGCAAACCACTGGGACGATAACGGTGATATCAGGATGGGGAACACTTCCGGGTGGGCAAGCTTTAAGCGCTCCTTACCAGTCCTATACAGGAAGCGCAGCCCCTACAACAAGTAAGCCGACTTTAACCTGTGTGTATATTGAGACGGCTTTGTACGACTCTTACTATAAACAGTCATTAGGTATTTAATTAATAAGTTACACTGCTGAATAAAATTAATTTATCCATACGATCCTTTATCTACATTGTAGATTTAAGAACAATCTGATTAAGTTGAAGTGTGTATATTATTTGATGGGTAACTTGAGCTAATGATTAAATACTTTTTTTCTTTATTGATTTTTATTTTTAGTTCTTCAGTAGTAAGAGCGGAAAACTCTATAACATATCCTCAAAGAGCATGGGAGCTTGAGCAGGCAGGTAATGTTTTGGTAGTTTACGATATCGGCTCGAATGGAAGAGCAGAAAACATCAGAATACTTGATTCTAAACCTAAATTTATATTCGGCGATGATGTAAAATCACAGATATACAAATGGAAGTTCCCTAAAGACGCTCCTCGAAATAATGTTAAGTTGAGAATTATTTTCGAGAGATAAAATCGCTTAAACAATATAGACCCGGCCGCCGCGCCGGGTTTTTATTGCCCGGAGAAAAATATGCCAGCAGGCACTATCACACTTACAAATGGCTCAACGACCGTAACTGGCTCAGGCACAAGCTTCACCTCTGAGTTAAAGCCCAATGATTTCTTAGTCGCTGTTGTTGGGGGCGTTACCTATACGCTGGGCGTGCAGGCTATCGGGTCTGCTACATCCTTAACACTAACTACCGCATACAACGGCCCTACAACCGCTGGTTTGGCATGGAGCGCTGTAGCAAATGCTGCCCTCGTTGGGATAACGGCACAGGTTGCCGCTGATGTAGCAAAAGCGATCCGCGGATTCAACTTCGATAAAGCTAACTGGCAAAAAATATTCAGCAATGACACCTCAGTTGCTGTCACCTTGCCAGACCTGACAAGTTTTTCAGGCCCAAGCTGGGGCTACATGGCTTCACAGTACACCAATAAAGCAAACAAAGGAGCTAATGACGATATCACGTCATTGTCCGGGCTAAAGACCGCGCTTTCGGTAGCGCAGGGTGGCACGGGTGGAAAGAACCAGGCAGATGCCAGGAGTGGGCTTGGATTAGGTTCATCCGCAACTGTCGACGTGGGCTCTGCCAACGGCAACGTACAAAGAGTCAATTCTTATGTATTTGGCTCAGTCGTTGACGGCTCGGCATTAAGTAGTGTGGCGCTTGGCGCTAATGAACAAACAGGGCTGGGGTATTGGGACTCAAATAGCGGCGGGGTAATGCCTGGGCAATGGCAGGTCGGCATTAATATCAAAGCCGGTGGTGTAGTAGGTGGCCAACTGGTATGGACGGGATATTCAAACGCGCCAAGAATGATTATCCGAAGCAGAAATACAGCGGCCACAGGATGGGCTTCTGCTGAATTTTATACCACGGCAAACACGACAAAATCATCAGACGGCACATTAAAAGCGGCTTCCCCCGTCGCTCGTATAGTTTGCTCTCAGGAGAACACCAAGCGAGAAGACATCGCAAAGGATGGGTTCAAATGGTGTGGTTGCGGTACGGCTAACGAGGAGGCACGCGGTATAACGATATCCCGTCTTGAGCAAGGCGTTTACGTATTAACAGGCTCAACAGGTCTCGCGAGTGAGGGATGGCAGCTTCTCCCACCACGTGACCCACAGGGTTCAGGTGACTTGGGTATCGTAGAGGCTGAGCAAACCGAAAGCGGCGGGCTCACCATCAAGCTGTATAAGCGCCGTTTGAAGCTTTCCGAAGATAGTGGTGACATTGAAATAGTTAAGGGTGACCTGATTGATGTCCCTTCTAGCAGTTGGATAGACGTGCGTCTCGGCATGCCTGAAGATTCAGTATTTAATCGCGGACAAAAAGCACAGCCAGAGCCAGAGAAGGCAAGCTAAAAAAGCCCGCCGACGGGGCAGACATGTACCGCGCCCATCTTGTAGCAGACTGCGGGGTGGGTGATTAAAGGTTAGTCACTCACACCGATCCCCACCAAATAAATTCCCTTCTGCACCAAGCACTTTACAAATCACCTTAGCGCAACGGCTTGATCAAATCGGTCACTCGATATTACTGTAAATACATACAGTATTTTCAGAGGAAGAAATGACCATGGCGCGCGTTTATGAAATCGAAATAGCCTTCAGAGAGAGCATTTGCTTCAAGAGTCGCACAGTGAAGACCTGCGATTTCCTTGAGGCGCTCAGGCGCTACAACTGGGAATGGACACCAGAGCAGGCCAATCGCTGGATAATGCAGAAGGGTGTATTCAGGGACATCACGCTTCACAACGGCGATAACAGGGAATTCAAACTGTTCACCTCTTACGGGGCATACTGATATGGGATTAGCGGCTGCAGTGAAGGACTATACGGATTCCGTCTTCAGCCAGAGCGTCATCGCGCCTAATCACTCCCGTGCATTCCGTATTGAAACGCCGGATGGGTTTGTCATTGTCGATGCTGCAGCTCGTGTTAGTCCCGGCGATGTGATCGCCTACCAGACGTTTGGCTACCCGATGATGGGCAAGTGGTATCCGACGAGCCTGATAACGGAAGAAGGCGAAGCGATTGAGGGTGACGCGCTGGATGATGTGATTGTATTGGGGAAGGTGATGCATGAAGAGGTGGAAGTATACGAGCGGGATGGCTCGCCAATTTGAAAGTTCGCCGTATCGATCTATTTTTATCTTAAGCCAAATTTTAATCATTAAATTCAGCATGAAAGACATAAGATCACACAGAGCCGGGATGATTGGGTGCGCCATTGGAGCTGCTGTAATAGAGATTACAGCCAGAGGTGGAGAGATTAATCATGCAAACATATTGTATGAGCTTGAGAGGATTGCAGCATCGTCAAACGATCTGCAGGTAAAGGCATTTTCTCGTGATGCAGCAGATCTTCTCAGGAAGCAATCAGAAAATACCTCTGAAAGTTAGTTGGAAATAAAAAGCCCCTGTACTGGTGGGTGACCTGGCTAGGCACAATCCTATGCCAAAGATTTCCAATGAGATATTGGTCAACACCACAGGACAGTAGAAATGACAAATTGATAATAGGATTGCTTTAAGGAAAAGCTAGCGAAGCGGCAGGGATTTGATGCGAGGCTGGATGAGAAGTGGAGGCCGACGATTTGATGCGTACCGAAATTTGTCCGAACCCGATCCGAAATAAATGGTAAGTGTCTGATCTGTAAAGTGCATAATGGTAAGTATTGGAACCATAAAAAGGGGTGTTTTTGTTATCTATCTCCATGATAGATAAGAGAAATATCCCTATGTATCGTAAACTGAATGCATAGTGAGTGTAATCCCGCTGGGTAACCACCGTATCCACTGATAAGCATATCCATAATCCGCCCAGGCTCAAGTAAGCGCCGTGAGCCCATTTAGCTTTGGGTGTAAAACCAAGAGTATTGACATAGAAATCAAAGCTTCTTGATACGTCGCTCACGGCAAGGGTGATGTGATTCAGTCCGGTTAGCAT